TTATACATATTATTTATTTATTAGTTTTTTAAATTCTTTTGATGATATTTTACCTTCTAGAAAATCAAGTACTATTTTAGTTACGTTTATATTATTTTTATTAGTTACTTTCATGTTATTTATTTTTATTAGTTATTATTATTATCCTACGACTATCGTAGTTAGTTTGTAACTGAGTGAGAAATCGAATCTCACTAAAAACCATTTCAGTTATGTGTTGAGTAATATGTTCGTGTTATTTATAGTCGTTAAAGTATTACTATCAACTTCGACTTTACTTATTCATATTTGATTTACCAGGAAACAAGTAACTAACTGGACTTTTAGTTTTTAAGATATTTCACTTAATTCTCTACAGAATTTTGGAACAGTATTACTATTTGTATAAGATTTGTACTGTTGGAAACATACCATTTCTTCAAACTTTTGTTGAAATGTTGAGTAAATCTCATCATGATCATAAGTGAATGTGACTTCTTTCTTATTAGTGAATGTTATTACTGTATTAGTACCGAGTAAAGATTTTCTTATTACAAATCTTTTTGTTGTTAAGTTATTAGTTTTCATATATTTATTATTTATTTATTTAGTTATTATTATTATCTTGTTGTTGTCGTATTTAGTTTGTATAAGTGTATATTTGTTTATTAGTTATTTATTAGCTATAAGTATTGCGCGACATGTAAACATATCTAAGAAATTATTAGTAAGAATATTAATTCATATGTTATAAAGAATGTAGGTAGTACGATGTCGAGTGATAGGATTTTATTTAAGTTATTCATATTGTTATTATTTATTTGTTAGTTGATTATATTATCTAATGAAGATCGTACTGACATTGTATTATAATACTAGTAAAAGTCAAGAATGTGGGAGAAGACGAGACATCGATTTATATACGAACGAGAGCTCATATGAGAATATATAAAGATTCGAGATAAGAAATGAAACAGGAGGGGCCCGCTTTGTATATTTGACTTTCCTTAGATTAAAGGAACGGATAGGGAGGGGGGCAACACCTAGGTTCTATATATTTTACAACTTTTTTAAAAGTATGACAATAGCAGTATAAGGTATAGAGTAACAGGCTAATGTCACTATTGTTCAATTGTAAATAATAAATATAATATGTAACTTATATATTTAAGTACTTAAACAAAAATAATACATGTATTAAAAGAAATTATGAAAAAACTAGATCGACTTAGAAAGAAAGGTGATAAGCTTGAAAAGAAAGTTCAATCAACAACCGGTAAAAAACAAGACAAGACTTTAAAAAAAGCTTTTAAAAATGAAGCTAAGAAAAAAGAACAATTAACAAAGCTTAATAAAAAATATAAGAAGAAAGCTGTTAAAGGTTTAAAAAAAGCAGATGGATCTCCAGCTAAAATGAAGGACATGAAAAAGCCTGGAAAGAGAAAAGATAAGTACACAACTGACAGTGGTACTAAGGTTAAAGTTAAAATCAAAAGATACAAAACTGAATCAGGTAAAAAACAAGCTACAGTTAAAGTAAAAACTAAAACAGCAAGTGGCCAGAAGAAAAAGAAAGTAATGAGCACTGGTGATCGTAAGTTTAGAGATGATGGAAGTATAAGAATGAATAACCCTCAAGGATATTCTAGTAGAAAAAAAGCTAAAAAAGCATCTCCTGTTCAAATGACTGGCAAAGCTTATGACAACAAAGAAGCTTATAATAAGAATTTATCAGCATCGGCTAGATTACATTATTTAGAAAACGAAAGATCTGATGATAAATCTCCTATGAACATGTATGGTAAGAAATCACCTCTTGAAAAAGAACTAGTTGGTAAGCAGAATAATTTACCAGCTGGATTAAAAGCTAAAATAGAGGCTTCTCCTGCTAAAATGTACGGTAAAAAAGATTCTCCTATGAATATGTCAAGAGACTTATCTTACGGTGGACCGGTGATTGATCAAGAACCTAAAGCTTTGTCACACATGGGAGCAAGTAAGGTGTTAAGACACATGAAAGGTGGTAGTCATTCACCATTAAACATGAACGGAAAACCTAAAGAAAAAGCTATGAAAAGCGATACTGTAAGAGGTTTTGACAATTATAACACTGGAGACTATGTTAGCGAAGATGATTTTGAATCTAAATTTAAATTAAAAGGTAATAATTCTAAAAACTACCCTCAACTTACCGTTCAAGATTATTCTCAAGTTAAAGAAGATAAAAAAGGAAAATACGTAGTTAAAACAAACTAATAATAAAAGTAAAATGGCAATAATATATTCATATCCAAGCGAGGGTGTAATAACAGGCACAGAAGAACTGTTAGTAACAGTGCCTGGCGATTCTTTTGCTGTTAGAACCATTAAATTACAACAAGTTGCAAATTTAAAAGCATCTACACCTGGCGGTAATGTCGATAGAATATTATTTAATGACAGCATAGGATTAACACCAACCCAAACAGCGGGTGGTGCTGATCCTTCTGTTGGCATTGGTACTATAATAGTAGGCGGAACTGTATCAGGCGTTGGTGGTGGAACTGGAAAAGACACAGCTGCTCTTGCCGCTGCTAACGTAGGTGATATATTAAAGGTTAACGCTTCAAAAACAGGCTATGATTTTGGCACTGCGTCAGGTAGTGGAAGTACTTACACAATATCTACAAAACAAAACGCATCAACGTCTACAAGCGTAGATTTAGACTTAACAGATAGTAGTTCTACGGTACAAACAATAACTTTAATACCTAGCGGTAGTACATCTTTAACCGCCAATAGTGGCGCTGGAACTATAACTATAAATTCTTCAGGCAGTGGTGGTAGCTCTTATCAAGCTGGTAATGGTATTGAATTTAACACCTCAACAGTTCCTGACACAATAAGCGCTGATTTAGGAGTTGGATTAGGTTTTGACTCTACTAATCAAATAGCTGTAACGCTTAACACTACTCTTATGGGTGGATCAGCCGCTAACCAAAACGGTTTAGTATTAACTTCTAATAGTAGTTCTTCTACAGGAGCTTCTTGGGCTGCTGCAAGTGGTTATACTGGAACTGAGCTTGGTGCTGGTGGTGTTTTAGTTGGTACTGGAGGTGGTTCTAGTGGAAATGATTCTAGTGGAAACAAGGTTGGTGTTGGTATAGTGCTTCCAAATTTAGAAAATTCTGCAATTAGCTCGCCAACAGCAGGTATGGTAATTTTTGATTCTTCCTTGGTTGGCAATGGTTGTTCAGGTGTTTTAGTTTATAACGGCAGTGCCTGGAAGTGTTTGGATGAATCATAAGGAGTTTAATTTAAAAAAATAAAAATGGCAATAATATATTCTTACCCAGTAACAGCGGCTAGCATGTCAGACGTTATGGTTGTTTCAGATGTTTCAGCCCCTGGTAAGCCAACTAAATCTATATCAGTAAGTGGTATAAAAGAAGTTATAGACGTTGTGGATAGTTTAAATTCTCTTACTGGTGACTTAAATATAACCGGTGGCAATAACATAACTGTAACTCCTAGCGGGCAAAATATAGAAATATCTACCTCAGCTATTGATGGATCAGGAACCTTAAATAAAATACCTAAATGGTCGGATTCAGATACTTTAACAGACTCTATAATAACTGAAGATTCAAGTGCTACAGGTATAACTATAGCAGGATCATTAAGTATAACTGGATCTGCAAATTATATTTATGTACCTAAAATTCTAGACGAAAATGGAGAATTCGGATCAGCTAATCAAGTATTGAGTGCTGGCTCGAGTGGAGGCGCCTTAAGTTGGGTTAACAAATCGAGCGCTGGAGGATCCACGGGATCAGTGCAATTTAAAAACTCATCAGGAGCTTTTACTGGTGATTCCAATTTAATTTTTAGCAGTGACGGGCTTGGTGGAACTTTAACAGTTGGAGAAGCTGGTGGTGATAAAGGTATTGTTATACTTGAAGCAGAGGACGGTGTTGGTAGTGGTATTTTAAAAATTGGACATCAAAACGTATCTAACTACGTTATCTTAGGATTGGGCGATGGTACAATGGATAAGGATTATGGTATTCAATTTCCTGTAACAGGACCTGGTAGTAATAATAAAATATTAGAATCAGATAATAATGGTAATTTATCTTGGATTTCAACACCTACAGGCAATAGTTTAATAGCTGGTAGTGGTATTAAAATAGGATCAGGAACTATTCAAACAGAAAACTTAGCTAATGGTGGTATAATATATTCAGGAGATGATAATGAATTAGCTGTAGACGTAGGAGCTTCAGCAATAACAGGAACTCTACCTGTAACACGTGGTGGAACTGGATTAAACGCGTCTACAGCAACACTCCACAACACGTTGATAGGTAACGGAGATTCATTTGTTCAGTCAGGAACTGTTAATTCAGCGATGCAGCTACCTGCTGGAAATACAGCTAATAGGCCTGTAGCATCTGAAGGTGCTGTGGGTTTAATTAGATACAACACCCAAACAGCTAATTTTGAAGTGTGTAAACAAACAACATCGTCTAGTGAAGAATATTCATGGTATACTATAGATGTAACAGTTATTCCTTCATAAAATATTAAATAACCGAACTATCAAGTGATAGTATATAATAACCAACGTTTAACTTAAAACCAAATACAATGACGTTTTTATATACCCGCACCAATACGTGGTCTAGTGCACCACAACCAACAGAAGATACCATAAAAGCATGGAAGCATATTTCACAGAAGAAAAACTGGAGAATAGTTCAATTGCCAAATGGATTTTTACAAACCGAATATAGAGACATTGATGATCCTGAAGTATGGATTGATGTTACCAGAAGAGAAACTATAGGTGGAGCAGAACAAGCAATAGATGCTTCTATTGAACATTATGCTAAAAAACTAGAGTTTACCAATGGACCGAAAGTAATTAAAACCTTCGAGTAATATTCAAAAAACAAATTATATTTAATTTAATAAAATGAGTGATGCAATTGTAAAGCATTTAAACTTCGGTGAAGATGCTAGAAATAAAATATTCAATGGAATAAATAAATTAACACAAGCCGTTAGCTCCACTCTTGGAGCTAGTGGTAAGTGTGTGATAATGGAAGACAACAGTGGAAACCCTATAATAACAAAAGATGGTGTTACTGTTGCTAATTCTATAGTTCTACTAGATCCTGTTGAAAATATGGGAGCTAAATTAATAAAAGAAGCAGCTAGAAAAACAGTTAAAGAAGCCGGAGACGGAACGACAACAGCTACAGTAATAGCACACGCTATATTAATGGAAGCTAATAAAAACAAAGACATAACTTCTAGGGAACTAAAAAAAGGAATAAATACGGCTGTAGAAAAAGTAGTGCAATATCTTGAAAAAATCTCAACACCAGTTGTTGAAGATAAAATTAAACAAGTAGCTACAATTTCAGCCAATAATGATAATGATTTAGGACTATTAATAAGTAAAGCTTTTGAAAGCGTAGACAATACAGGAATTGTATTAATGGAAACGCATGAAAGTCCAATAACAGAGGTAGAAAGAATAGAGGGGGTTCAATATGAACAAGGCTGTGTTTTAGATCATTTCATTACAAATAAAGAAGATAAAACTTGCGAACTGCATGAGCCATTAATTTTAATATTAGACAGTAAAATAGATAATATAAGAAAAATACAAAACGTATTAGAATATATTATTTCAGAACAAAAATCTTTATTAATAATAGGAGATTTAGATCCTCAAGTTATAAGTGCTTTAGCAATGAATAAAGTTAAAGGTAATATAAAAGTTAATGTAATAAATTCACCAGTTTATGGTATTAATAGAAAAGAAATGCTTGAAGACTTGTCTTTAATAACAGGATCAACTGTAATAAATGAAGACTTAGGTGATGATATGGATTTAATAGATATTAGTCTATTGGGTTCTTGTAAAAAGACAATAAGTAGTATTTCAGAAACTTTAATACAAGTAGATGAAATGCCAATTGAAGTTCAGAATTTAATTAATTTTTTAAGAAAAAAAATAATTAAAGAAAAAAACTCTTTAATTAAAGAAAAGATTGAAAGAAGAATTGCTAGGTTATTAGCCAAGGTTGCGGTAATAAAAGTTGGAGCAAATTCTGAAATAGAACTTAAAGAAAAAAAAGATAGAGTAGAAGATGCTATTTGTGCTACAAAAGCCGCAATAAAAGAAGGTATAGTGCCAGGAGGTGGTATAGCCTTGCTTAATGCTGCAGATAATATTAACGCTGACAACTTGTCAGAAGAAATATTGTTTAATGCTATTAAATCACCATACAATACTATATTAAACAATGCTGGTATTACTAATTATACTAACTCTAATGTTGAAGGTGAAGGATTAAATGTGGTTACAGGTGAAACGGTAAGTATGGTAAAGTCCGGAATAATAGATCCTTTACTAGTAACTAAAAGTGCTCTTAGAAATGCGGCTTCAGTAGCATCTACTATATTATCAACTGATTGTGTAATTAATAACTTAAGAGCATGAAAGCAGTAGGTAAATATATAGTAATAAAAGAAACGCAAAATAAAAACACTGAAACAAAAGGTGGTTTAATATTGTCTGATAAGTCTAGAGAAGATATAAGATATAAAAAAGCTGAAGTTTTAATAAAAGGAGAAGAAGTTAATTTTATTAAAAATAAAGATATTATATTTTATGATAGGCATGCCGGTTTTTCTGTTGATATAGACGGAAAATCTTTTAAAATAATAAAAGAGCAAGATGTTGTTATAGTTTTATGAGAATAACTTCTAAAGAGATAAGAGAGTTAAATATATTAAAGCATTACAGAGTAATAAGAAAATGGGCTTGTAAAAACAATAACATAACCGATGCTGATTTAGAGTTATTAATATACTTAGATAGTATTGGTATGTTTAGTAAGCAAGATTTTAAACAAGGCTCTTATTATTATAGTTGGGATAACAGGAGATGGAACAGGCTGTTAAAAGAGAACTGGATAATTGTTTGGAGAAAAAGAAATCACACAACTCAAAAATATCATTTATATAAAGCTTCTTTTAAATGCAAACAACTTATTGCTAAGATATATAGAATAATGATGGGTGAGGATGAAATACCTTTGTCACCTATTTCAAATAAGATAATGAAAGGTGGTTGTTATTCAGATAAAGTATTAAAAAAAGCAATAATTAATTTTAAAAAAGATAAGTAATGGCACAAAATGATTACGAAAGCCCTAAAAAAATAAAGTCAAGAATTAAAGATGTATTCGCTAACTTAAATGATAGGGTTAACATATTGCCTGATGGTAGTGAGCAACAAATAACTTCCAGTAACAATGTGCAGCCAACTACTTCACAGCAAGACCCAACTGGTTCAATACCTGGAAATATACCTTCAAACATAAATGACATAGATGGAACTGTCACAAATAAAGGTGGTGGTATAAAACCTATGAACAATAGAAAGCCTACTAATGTAGGTAGTTCTTTTGAACAAGACTTTGGCAAGAATCCTATTGATCAGTTTAGGCAAGCTAAAAAAGAAAGAAAAGCAATGAAGTCAAATGCTAGAGAAGCATTTAATGAGAAAAAAGATAATATAAGAAGATCAAGACAAGATGGTCCTGAAAAGCTAACAATTAACAAGCCAGGTGCAGTTCCAACTTTTAGCTTTACAAAAGAAAAAGGAATTTCACAAAAACAAGCTAATTTAGAAACGAAAAAAGCAAGAAAACAATATCGTAAACAAAAATCACCTATGAATTATTTAGATCCAAACACTACAGGCGTTCAGGGCAATGCGGATGGCATGCAAGATCCTATGCAAACTCCAGCTCAGCCAAACAGAGCAGGAAGACCTGTTAATTCCAATGTACTTATAAATGATCCTAATAATTACCAGGATCCATCTAAAGTGCCAGCTTCACAATCTCAAAATGAACAAATGTTCTCTAACATAGCAAGCTCTATGGGACAACCTAATCCTCCATCAGACCCGATGAATCCTAACATGGATACTATGGGTGGAGCTGAGAAATCACCATTTAATAATATGCACGTAGATCCACCTAAAAAACAAAAATCAGGGGAAAAATATAGGCCAGCAAAATCTGCATACCCATTATCTCAATCTATAAGTTTTGATAAAAAAGATACTGTTAGTTACGAAATGAGACCTGGCAAAACTACTATGGAAAATATTGGAACTAAAGCCGATGGGACTCCTAATATGGTTCCTAGCACAACCTACAGTAAAAATAGAATTTCTAATAAAGATTATGCTAATAGGATGGGTGATAGAGTAGATAGAGCTAAAACTCCATTAAAAAAAAACTGGATAAAGGGAGCTATTAAAAAACCAGGTCAACTTAGAAAAGATTTAGGTGTTGCAGAAGGAGAGAAAATACCAAAAAGTAAATTAAATGCCGCTGCTGATGGAGAGTACGGTAAGAAAACACAACAAAGAGCTAATTTAGCTAAAACTTTAAGTAAATTTAAAAAATAAAAATTATGCCAAGTTACGGAGAAACACAAAAACCTGCAGGAGTAAAATTAAAATGTGGATGTGGTCATTTAGGAACTAGAGTTATGAAATCAAATAACGCTATGATAACACCAACGTTAAGAAGAATAGATAATATACCTTATAAAGGAAACGCAGTGTTAAACGCAAATAGATAATGGATATGGAAGATTTGAAGCTGTATTTATTAAATGCATCTTCATTTGCTTTAGCCACGTTAAACTGGGTAGAGCCAATGTTAGAGATTTTATTGTTAACTTTAACCATAGGGTATACTGTGCACAAGTGGTTACTATTACATAAGGAAAAATGAGATTAGTAAAAGAAATTATAATACATTGCTCTGCTACTAGAGAAGGACAAGATATACCAGTTGAAACAATTAAAGACTGGCATATTAATTCTAGGGGCTGGAGCGACATTGGCTATCATTTCTACGTCGAACTAGACGGAACTATTAAAAAAGGTAGAAATATAGATCGTGTCGGAGCTCACTGCAAGGGTCATAACCGTAATTCTATAGGTTTATGTTATTGTGGAGGCGTTGAAGCAGATGGTAAGACTCCGAAAGATACTAGAACACAAGAACAGAAAGATAGTCTCTTAAACGTGCTTAAAACACTTAAAGCAATGTATCCAGAGGCAGTTATTTATTCACACAGCGAGTTTGCTAACAAAGCATGCCCGTCATTTGATGCAACAGGAGAGTATGAAAATATCTGAAAACACAGAATTCAAAATTGATATAAAAACAGTAATAGGTATAATAATGTTAACAACAACTTTTGTTGGTATGTATTATTCATTACAAGATGATATTGATTTAGCTAAAAGAATGCCACCTACAGAGGTTAAGAGATTAGAGTATGATTTAAAAGAACAATGGAATCATGCTAATATAGAAGATCTAAAAGAAAGAGTTGATATGATGGAACAGATGGGTGATATACTATCTGAAGAAATTAAAGTGCTTTCCACATTAGTGAAAGATGGCACAAAGACTGACGGTAAACTAGATGAATTGGCTAAACAAGTTTTAGCGCTAAAATCAAAAAAACGTAAATAATGAGTTTTAATTTTAATATAAAATCTAAAGGTCTTGGAGATAGTATTCATAATTTCACAACTTCAACTGGAATAAAAGCTGTTGTTGATAAAGTTAGCGAAGTTACAGGCAAGGACTGTGGTTGTGCAGGTAGACGAGAAAAATTAAATAAAAAATTTCCTTATAAAAATGTATAAACAAAAAAGAAATCCTTTTAATTCTCCTATTGTTAAAGTCGATATGGAAGATGGTGTTTTGGGCAAGGCCAATAAAGATGGTACTATACATATAAATAAAGATGTTGTTGATCCAAAGCAAATTAAAGACATAGTTAAACATGAGTCTGTGCACATTGACCAAATGCAAAGAGGTGATTTAGATTATAACGACAATAAAGTCATTTGGAAAGGAAAAGAATATTCTAGAGCCAAAATGAACGAGGGAGCTAAAAACTTACCATGGGAAAAAGAAGCTTATAAAAAAGCAGGTGATAGTCCATTGAATAAAACAGACTATGGTAAAAAACCAAAAAAGAAAAAAAATAAAAGCTTTTCTAAAAGAAAATATACAAAAGGACCTAGTTTAATAGATAAAATAAAAAATATAACTCCTACAAAATCTAAAAAAACAACAAACAAAAAACCATCAGCAACTCTTCCATCAAATAAACCAGAATTAGAAAAGCAAGAAACTCAAGTACCAAAGATACAAGCTACAGTAAATAAAAACACTTCAAAAGCTAGCACCGTGCTTCCAACAGCTACAGTAACGCCACCAAGACGTAATATGTCTTCTAGTAATTTTACTTACGATAGCGGTACAGGCAAAAGAAATTACGATGTTTCTAAAACTGGAAACATAATATCAGGTGAAAATAGAAATGGTAATGTTCAAACACAAAACTTTATTGATAATACACAAACAAGGAGCTCTACAGGAGGAACTAATTTATCTGTAGTTGGAGAACAGTTGTGGAAACAATACGAAAGAGATGGATCTCCAAATATTGGTGGTTATAAAAATATTTACGATTTTAAATCAGACTTAAAAAAAGATGTTGCAAATTTTCAAGAACAAAGAAGTGTCGCATCACAATCATATGATTATTTCAATGACTTAAATCAAGTTCCAGGAAATCCAAATATGAGACAATTTGTTAGTCCAAACGGAAAACAATACCAGGTTCAATGGCAGAGTCAAGACGATAATAATCCTGTAGCTGGTTATCAATATTCTCAAGTTGCACCAGATGGTTCTTTTTCTGAATTCATGAGACCTAATGACAATAGATTTGATTCAAAAAATAGAGCTGATATAACCAACGCTAGAAACGAAATGTTTGAGCAGCAATGGAAAGATAGCCAAGAGAATACTGACTTTGAAAATAAATGGGGTGGTTCGAGAAATGATGGTGGAGGATTAGACTATGATAATGCTCTTGAAAGTTGGATTGGTAAAGGTGACGTGAAAATGAATAATTTTAGAGGTCGTTTTTTCCAAAATGATTCTCCAACTGATGGATCTACAACATCGCGTGTTGGAAACATATCTATGAATACAAACTCAGAAAGATTTAATAATTATATTGACTAATGAAAAAAAAATTTAATGAAACTAAAATAGGTGCTTTTTTAGCTAATAAAGCGCCGAAGGTGTTGCAAGCTTTGGGAGACGTTTTACCTAACCAAGGAACACTTGGAGTAGTAAAAAATCTTATATCAAGTGATAATAAGATTAAAGCCGCTGATAAAGAAATGGCAATGAAATTAATAGAACAAGATGTGGCTGAAATGAAAGAAGTTTCTAGCAGGTGGAAAAGCGATATGAAAAGTGATTCTTGGCTTTCTAAAAACACAAGGCCGCTAGCTCTTATATTTTTAACAGCTTCTGCAGTATTTATGATGGCTGTAGATTCTTTTCACTTGCAATTTGATGTTGATGAAGCTTGGATAGAACTTTTAAAAACATTATTAATAACAGTTTACGTAGCATACTTCGGTAGTCGTGGTGCTGAAAAAATAACAAAAATAAATAAATAAAATGAACGGATTAAACGGAAATGAAGCAGCTCAACCAAGAGTATTTGCTCACGATGCTGTACCATTAAATATGTCAGTTAGTACTGGAGCTACTTTTGGTTTTGCTAAAAGGCTAGAAATAGGCAATGACAGCGCTACTGGTTACACTTTAAATGAAGTAGTTCAAGACTCATCACTAAAAGTAAAAATACAAATAATTAGTTTAAAACCAAGCGGTAAAATTGGAGCTATTAGAATAGTAAATCCTGGCACTGGATGTCAGGTTGGTTCGGTAATATCTTTTACTCCATCTTCTGGAACTGGAACTACAAGTATTATTGTGAGAGAATTAGGTTTACCTGGTACAGATCAAAGAGGAGCTTGTCTTTTTGTGGGAGGCGCTGGAACTACTGGTACTATATGTGTAAAAATGGAAAGCGGTGATGTGGTAACTTTTAAAGGCGTAACAGCTGGAAGCTTTTTACCTATATTAGCGATTGACGTTCTTAGAACTGCAACGGATGCTAATGGAACTGCTACTTTAACAGATGTTACGGATGTAATAGCTTTATATTAATATATGAAAATGGGTATGGGGTTTCCACTCCCCGATATATCTAATTTGCCTGGACCTTCAAGACCTGGTGGTGACATACCTGTGGATCCAACGGCACCAACTAATTTTATAGAGCTTCAGTTGAGCGCGTTTTTAGCTCAATTAGAAAATAGCTCTTTTGTTATAGGTTTAGAAAATTAAATAATATGGCTAATGCAAAGATAAGTGATAACAGTATATTTGTTCCAAAAACAAATATAACAGACATAGTAGGTTTAGCTGGTTATGACAATAGCGGTAATGTTAAAATATCTGGAGCTCAGTTAAAAGCTAGTGTATTGTCTGGTGCTATACAAACTATAGCAGCAACATCTCCTTTAGAAAGAACTACAGGAAATGACACGGTAATATCTATGCTTGAAGCTAGTACAACTCAAGATGGTTACTTAAGCTCTAGTAATTTTATAGCATTTAGTGATGCTGACGGAACTGTCAAGTCTGTTAGTGGAACTGGTACAGTTAGTGGCATAACTCTTTCTGGAACTGTCACAACTAGTGGTAATCTAGAATTAGGTGGAACTTTAACCATACCGTCTGCAAATATTATAAGTTTTTTAGGCTATACACCATACAATAATACAAATCCATCAGGTTTTACTTCTAATACTGGAACTGTAAGTAATTTAGTTTTTAGTTCTCCATTAACTGGTGGAACCATAACTAGTACAGGTACAGTAGGAATTACTGCTGCTAGCACAAATAGCGATGGTTATTTAACTCAAGGCGATTGGAATACTTTTAATAGTAAAACAAGCTCTGATGGAACTGTAACCTCCGTTGGTGGAACTGGTACAGTAAGTGGTATATCTTTAAGTGGTACAGTTGCTACTTCAGGAAATTTAACTCTTGGAGGAGCACTTTCGTTGACAAGCTTAAATATAACAAATGGCTTAGGATTCACGCCTTATAACAATACAAATCCCTCTGGTTTTACAGCTAATACTGGTACAGTAACTTCAGTAACAACAACTGCACCTTTATCAGGTTCAGTAACTTCAACTGGCTCGTTAAGTATAACAAAAGCCAACACTAACACAAATGGATATTTAAGCTCAACAGATTGGAATACTTTTGATGGTAAAACTAGCTTTGCAGAACCTGGTATTTTTTCTGGTGGTGGAACACCAACTTTAGCAACAGATGTAACTGGCACTGAAATAAGAACACTTATAGGCGCTGGAACTGGCAATGGAGACGTTACAGCGGACAGTACTACTGATTTTACAAATAAAACTGGTTCAAACTCTCAATGGACTAATGACGAAAACTACACTAATAATGTTGGTACCGTCACAGCTAACAATACTATAGTTTTTACTAATAAATCAGGTAATATAAGTCAATGGACAAACGATGCTGGTTATATTACAAGTGCTGGTGATAACACTTTTGTTACTACAGCTGCTCTTTCTAGCGGAACACTTACTTTAACTAGAAATGATAGTGTAACAATAGATGCTTCAGGGTTCTTGCAAATAGGTGCAACCTCAAGTGATGCTTTAGCTGGCGATACCACTACTATAACACCAGCACAAGCAACTGCAATATCAGATAATTCTTTAAAAACATCATTTCCTGGATTTGGCGCAGTTTCTGGCAAAGCTTTAGAAGGTGATACAGTAATACCTACGGTTAATGACGGTAAACTTTCTATATCAGTAGATGGCACAGTTACGGATTTTACTGCAAATCAATCTGGAGATACATCTGTAACAATAGTTACCGGTGATAGCGACAACTTCTACGTTACAGCAGCCTCTTACTCAGCTGGTACTTTAACGTTAACCAGAAATGGTAGTTTAGCAAATGTAACAGCCACTGGATTTTTACAGATAGGAACTTCTTCAACAACAGCTCTAGCTGGTAATACTACTACAATAACTACAACTCAAGCAAGTGAAATTACAGCTAATACTGCTAAGGTAACTGATACAGGTATACCAGCTATAATAACTGTAGCAGATGGAACTCTTAGTTTTGCAAACTCAAATGTAACAGGCGCTACTGTTAGATCACAAATTGGTGCTGGAACTGGTAACGGAGATGTCACAGCATCTAGCACAACAACATTTACCAACAAATCAGGATCAAACTCACAGTGGACAAACGACGAAGGATATACGACAAACACAGGTACAACCACAGCTGACAATACTCAGACTTTCACAAACAAATCAGGATCAAATTCACAATGGACTAATGATGAAGGTTATACTACTAACGCAGGTACCGTAACGCCAAGTAGCACAGATACTTTTACCAACAAATCAGGGTCTAACAGTCAATGGACAAACGACGAAGGTTACATAACTAGTGCAGTTAATTATTATCTTGATGGTATAACTAAATCTGGAAATATTTTAACTTTTAGTGTAAGCGGCACAACAGATCAAACTTACACTTTTGGTTCTAATGCTTTTAATAGCACAACCATACCTACAAATAACAATCAGTTAACAAATGGAGCGGGTTATACAACAAACACTGGCACAACCACAGCTAGTAATACTCAAACATTTACAAATAAAACAGGTAATATAAGTCAATGGACTAATGATGAAAACTATAGCACAACTACTGGTACGGTTACACCTAGTAGCACAGATACTTTTACGAACAAAAGTGGTTCTAACAGTCAATGGACAAACGACGAGGGTTATACTACTAACACAGGTACAACAACAGCTAGCAACACTCAGACATTTACCAACAAATCAGGTTCAAACAGTCAATGGACAAACGATGAAGGTTATACAACTGCAGCCGGAACGGTTACATCGTCTGGTGGAGCTAATGAAAGATTAGCTGTTTTTAGTTCAGCAACTAATATAGGCGGAAGTGATGATGTCATGTGGGACGGCGTTAATTTTGCTATAACAGCAGCTTCAACTATAACAGCATTAACTATTGATGCTAATGTTGAAGAAGGCCCAGCACCAAGAATAACTTTTAAACAAGCATCAGTTGAAAGTGGAATGATTTCAGTTAATAAGGATGCGCATTTTAATTTTTATACCTTTGATGGGACTTCTCTTAAAAGACGCTTATTTATTGATGGAAAATTCGGAAATTTAACGTTTGATGCTTATGAATCTACGTCAGAAGCAACTACAGGAAGTTTATCGCCAAATCAAAACTTTCAAGCTCTATCGCAAGATACATTAGCTAATTTAGGTGTTGATCCTGGTGGTAATGTTGTTAGAGGATCACAAGAAGGAACTTGGACATTTACTAAAGCTCAATTAGATGCACTTACAACAGGTACAACAAGTGGCACCACTCTTATCGATGCTCCTGGAGCTAACAAAGCTGTTATTGTAGAAGAATCTAATTGGATGATAAGATATAGTGGTACAGGGTCTATGTCTTCTAATGGTTTTGAAATAAGACAAGGACATAACGGTGATTCAAGTGCAGGTATAACAAGAATACCTTCTGGTCAGATAAATACTATAATGAGTTCTGCACCTACAAATCCAACTTATGGATTTTATTCAAGAGATTTACCTCAATACAATAATGATGGAAGGTCATTTGTCACGAATAAAGCGACATTTATAACAAGAATAACAACAAATGCAACTCCAGCTAATTTAGTTAGTATATCTATAAAATTAAAATATAGATTATTTAACGCAAATACTTTTTAAATTAAAAATAATATGAAAATAAGTTTAGGTATGCCAATACCAGATTTAGGTAGTTTACCTGGATCAAGACCTGGAGGAGGAGGAAACGCACTTTTTGTCTTTGACACATCTGCCACAGCGCAAAGTGATGGACAAGACGCTTGTGATCAATCTACAAATACTGCTAGATATAAAAGCACTTCATCTTCTACGCCTATTGCTGTCGGAAATATTATTTTTAGAGAAGAAGCAGGAGAAACCTATCCAGCTATTGGTTACTACAAAGATAAAGAAGCGGGTTATTACCAACTAGGAGATGACGGCGAAGTAACAAGTATTGGCTCATGTGATTATGAAAGTTTTGATAGTACTACAGAAGCTGAGGCTAATAATGAAAGTATATGCGAAGCGAGTGTAGAAGGTAAAATGTATAAATTCGGCTCAAGTACTTTATTGGTTGGTGATATTATATACAAAGATGTTTCAGGTTCAGAAACAGCTGGTAATGGTTTTTATAAAGCGGGCACAGGTAAGTACTATCAAGTAGATTCAACCGCCGTTGGTTCAGCAGCTGGTAAAGTCACAGACATTCAGCAATGTTAAAAAGTAAATTAACAAGTAATAGTATAAGTAATAAGCAAAAAACAATTAAATAAAATCAAATGGATAATAAAATAACAAAAGAAGAACTAGATTCTATAGTAGAAAATAGAAGTAAAATAAACGAATTAATGCAGCAAATAGGAGTTTTAGAAGCTAATAAACATGCTGCGTTACATGAAGTTGCTGAAGTTAATAAACTAATAAACAACCAAAAATCAGATTTAGAAGCTAAATATGGATCAATAAACATAGATATTGAAACAGGTAACTACACTGAAATAGAAACAGAAGTTAAAGAAGATTAACAATGTCTACTATTAGAAAAATTAGTATTGGTTCTGATTACAAAAATGACGCTATGCATTACTCCGTAGGCCAAGAGGTTTACGGAGGTCATACTATATGTAATATACTTAGTGATGATGATCAAAAAGAATATTCTATTTTCATTAAAAAATCAAACGAAATATTACCTTGGAAAAAATTTAACAGCAATATGGCTGTTGCTGTAGAGTATGATTTAAATTATTGATGAAAAGTCTATATGATTTTATTGTATCTCCATTAGAAGGTAGATATAATAATACTAAAAAGATTGGTGGGAAAACTTTAATAATAAATACAAAAATAGAAACTTTTAAAAATGTAAGTAAAGAAGCAATGGTGATAGAAGTGCCAGCTGCTTACAAAACTAAGATTAAAAAAGGAGATAAAGTTTTTGTACATCATAATGTTTTTAGAAGATTTTATGATATTAAAGGTAAAGAAAAAAACAGCAGATCATATTTTAAAGATGATATGTATTTTTGCGATCCCATGCAAATATACATGTATAATAATAAATCTCATTTAAATTATTGCTTTGTCAGTCCAGTTAAGAATATTGACAAATTAAGCAACAATAAAGAGCAAACCCAGCTTGGTATATTAAAATATACTAACAAGACCTTAGAAGCGCTAGGAATAACCCCTGGAACACTTATTACGTTCACTCCAGACTCTGAGTTTGAGTTTATTATAAATGGTGAACGACTCTATTGTATGAAATCAAATAATATAGCTCTAACCCATGAATATAAAGGAAACGAAAAAGAAAATAATCCAAGCTGGGCAAAAAGCAGTTGAAGAACTAATTAAAGTAGCACAAGAAAAGATCGTTGACTCAGGAGATGATATCTCAGCTGACAGACTTAAAAATGCTGCTGCAACAAAAAAATTAGCCATATTTGATGCTTTTGAAATTTTAACTCGCATACAAGATGAAGAGGATATTTTAAATGAAAAACCAAAAGAAATTAAAGATCAAAAATCTTTTAAAGGTTTTGCAGAAGGGAGAAGCAAATGAGCAAATCATTTTTAGATCTTCCTTTTGAATTAGAAGAAAATAAACATGGATATAATCAAACTCTTTATAAAAATATTTTAGATGTTGTTAATCCTAAAATATTAAAGAAGCAAAATCGTTTGAAAAAATGGGAGTATGGTTATAACTCTGATTATGATTTTATAGTAATAAGTAAAACTGGACAAATTGGACAAATCATTGAAATACAGAATCTCAGGGTTGCTTTACCAGCAACAAATGAACCGTTTAAACGAAGCAAAGAAAAAGCGGAACAATATTGGGAAAAAGCAGAGTACCCAAAAGAGCTAAATAGAATTAAAACAAGATTTGATTGGCAAGAATATCCTGTTGATTTTAAAGAAAAATGGTTTGATTATATAGATGAAGAATTTAGAAAAAGAGAGGAAGGTTATTGGTTCTACAATAAAGGAATTGCTACTTATATTACTGGTACTCATTACATGTATTTGCAATGGTCAAAAATTGATATTGGAGCACCAGATTATAGAGAAGCAAATAGATTATTCTATATATTTTGGGAAGCATGCAAAGCAGATAACAGATGTTACGGCATGTGCTACCTTAAAAACAGAAGGTCTGGATTTTCATTTATGTCCTCAGCAGAGCTTGTTAATAAAGCGACGATATCCAGTGATGCCAGATTCGGTATATTATCTAAATCTGGATCAGATGCTAAAAAAATGTTCACGGATAAAGTTGTGCCAATATCCGTTAACTATCCGTTTTTCTTCAAGCCGATCCAAGACGGTATGGATCGTCCTAAGACAGAACTGGCGTATAGGGTTCCGGCTTCAAAACTTACTAGAAGAAAGCTTGAAAGTAATGAGCAATTAGAGGAACTTGATGGACTTGATACAACTATTGACTGGAAAAATACAGGCGATAACTCTTACGATGGTGAGAAATTAAAAATATTAGCACACGACGAAAGTGGAAAATGGGAAAGACCGGACAACATATTAAACAACTGGCGAGTTACAAAAACAACATTAAGACTGGGAAGAAAAATCGTAGGCAAGTGTATGATGGGCTCAACTTCAAATGCGTTAGATAAAGGTGGAAATAATTTCAAAAAACTATACAACAATTCAGACGTTAGAGAAAGAAATAAAAACGGACAAACTTCTAGCGGACTCTATTCTTTGTTCATTCCTATGGAATGGAACTACGAAGGATACATGGATACTTACGGACTACCTGTATTCATTACGCCAAAAGATAAAGTCAAAGGAGCAGATGGTATTCCTATTACAATTGGAGTTATTGAACACTGGGAAAACGAAGTCGAAGGCTTAAAAGAAGATCAAGATAGCTTAAATGAATTTTATCGTCAATTCCCAAGAACTGAAAAGCATGCATTTAGAGACGAAACTAAATCTAGTTTATTTAATTTAACTAAAATTTATGAACAAATAGATTACAATGAGGATGTTGACAATGACAAGAAAATAGTGCGTGGTAATTTTCAATGGGAAAACGGTATAAAAGATACTAAGGTATTATTAACACCTAATAAAAACGGAAGATTTAATATATCTTGGATACCAAATACTCAATTACAAAATAATGTAATATTAAAAAATGGAAATAAATACCCAGGCAGCGAACACATTGGAGCTTTTGGTTGTGATTCTTATGATATCAGTGGTACTGTTGACGGTCGCGGCAGTAAAGGATCGTTACATGGATTAACAAAGTTTTCTATGGAACAAGTACCTGCTCATCATTTTTTTTTAGAATATATATCTAGACCTCAAACAGCTGAGATATTTTTTGAAGATGTTTTAATGGCTTTAGTTTTTTATGGCATGCCATTACTTTGTGAAAATAATAAACCTAGATTATTATACTATTTAAAACGTAGAGGTTATAGAGGATTTTCTATTAATCGTCCTGATAAAATTTGGAATAAACTTTCTGTAACCGAAAAAGAAATTGGTGGAATACCTAACTCAAGTGAAGATATAAAGCAGTCTCACGCCGCCGCTATAGAAGCTTATATAGAAAATTATGTTGGCAGAGTAGACGAAGAATATGGTGATGTTTATCATCAAAAAACATTAGAAGATTGGTCACAATTTGACATAAACAACAGGACAAAGCACGATGCTTCCATTAGTTCTGGTTTAGCTATAATGGCTTGTAACAAAAACAAATATAGGCCTGTATCAGTTAGATCTACAAAAAATATTAATTTAGGAATTAAACAATTTGATAACAATGGATCCTTTTCACAAATAATAAAATAAATGAAAATAAGTACTCAAAACGGTAGTTCTTTTCCTGATCAGGTTGTGCCTGATAGAGTCAAAGAAAGTTTAGATTACGGTAAACAAGTCGGAAGAGCTATTGAGGCTGACTGGTTTAGCGGCAGTAGATCTGGTGTTCAAAACAGATATAACTATAATTTTAATAATTTTAGAAATTTAAGATTATATGCTAGGGCAGAGCAGCCAGTACAAAAATATAAAGACGAGTTAGCTATAAATGGTGATTTGTCTTACTTAAACCTAGATTGGAAACCTATACCTATTATACCTAAGTTTGTAGATATAGTTGTAAACGGCATGTCAGACAGACAGTACGACATAAAAGCATTTGCTCAAGATCCAACCTCTCAAAAAAAGAGAACTGATTATGCTGAGGCAATACTTAGAGATATGGAAGCTAATTCTTATATTTCTAATGTTAAAGAAGCAACAGGTCTTGATCTTTATTCAAACGAAAAACCAGAAGATCTACCTCAAAACCAAGAAGAGTTAAATCTTCACATGCAATTAGATTACAAACAATCTATTGAAATAGCTGAAGAAGAAGCCATAAACAATGTATTAGCCAGAAATAAATATGACTTAACTAGAAAGAGATTTAATGAAGACTTAACTATACTAGGTATTGGTGCTGTAAAAACTTCTTGGAATAGATCTGAAGGTATAACTATAAGTTATGTTGACCCAGCTTACTTAGTTTATTCATATACAGAAGATCCAAACTTTCAAGATTTATGGTATGTAGGCGAGGTTAAAGCAATATCTTTATCTGATTTAAAGAAACAATTTCCAAATTTAACGCCAGAAGAATTAGAAACTATATCAAAATACCCTGGTAATAGTAACATGGTTTACAACTGGAACGGCAGAAATGACGGTAATATGATATATGTATTGTATTACGAATATAAAACTTTTTCAGATCAAGTTTTTAAAATAAAACAAACACCTACAGGTTTAGAAAAAGCTTTAGAAAAACCTGATACTTTCAATCCACCGCCTAATGACAACTTTGAAAGAGTTAGTAGATCAATAGAAGTTCTGTATAGTGGTGCAAAAATACTAGGTCATGATATGATATTAGAGTGGAAAATGGCGGAAAATATGACAAGGCCAAAATCTAATCTAGTTAAAGTTAACATGAATTACAGCATAGTAGCTCCTAAAATGTATAAAGGGCGTATAGAATCTTTAGTTTCTCGTATAACTGGGTTTGCTGATATGATTCAATTAACTCATTTGAAACTACAACAAGTTATGTCTAGAATAGTACCAGACGGTGTATTTATGGATGTAGATGGATTAGCAGAAGTAGACTTAGGTAATGGAACCACTTACAACCCTCAGGAAGCTTTAAATATGTATTTCCAAACTGGTAGTATAGTAGGTAGATCAATGACTCAAGACGGCGATTTAAATCACGGTAAAGTTCCAATACAAGAATTATCTAGTTCTAGTGGTCAATCTAAAATAGCCTCATTAATACAGACTTATCAGTATTACTTACAAATGATAAGAGATGTAACCGGACTGAATGAAGCAAGAGACGCTAGCACGCCTAATGAAAATGCTTTGGTTGGTTTACAAAAACTAGCTGCAGCCAACTCGAACGTGGCTACAAAACACATATTACAATCTGCTTTATACTTGACAGTTAAAACTTGCGAAAATATAGTATGTAGAATTAATGACTCTTTAGAATTTGATTTGACAGCAGATGCTTTGAGATCTTCAATAAGCTCATACAATGTAGGAACTTTAGAAGATTTAAAAGACTTACATTTATATGATTTTGGTGTATATTTATCATTAGTTCCTGATGAAGCTGAAAAAGCGATGTTAGAACAAAATATTCAAATGGCTTTACAGCAACAGAGTATAACCTTAGAAGATGCTATAGACGTTAGAGAAATACACAACTTGAAACTAGCTAATCAATTATTAAAAGTTAGAAGAAAGAAAAAAGCTGAGCAAGATCAAATGCAGCAGCAGGCTATGGTTCAAATGCAAGCTACAGCAAATGCTGAGTCTTCAGAAAGAGCATCTGCAGCTGAAATGCAAAAGCAACAAGCTTTAGCCGAAACAACACTTCAAATAGAACAGGGCAAATCACAATTTGAAATACAGAGAATGTTGAAAGAGAGTGAGATTAAACAACAATTAGCAGATGTTCAGTTCCAATATGACATGCAGTTAGCTCAATTACGTGCTAATACTGAGGTCACTAAGGAAACTATGAGAGGTGATAGAGACAAACAAAAAGAACAAGAAATAGAAAACAGAAAAGATACAAGAGCTAAAATAGTTGGCTCTCAACAATCAGCTATGATTACACAAAGAGAAAACAATGACATGCCAATAGACTTTGAAGCCGGTAGTGACAACACTATGGATTTGATGGGTTCTATGATGGGAGCATAGTCGTTAATTATTAATTATTATATTATATTATGTCAGAAAGAGAAAACCCAGTAGTTGACCCTAAAATTGAGGGTCTTAAAGTAAAGAAAAAACCAGGTAGACCTAGAAAACTAGTTGAAAAAGCTAATATTACAAAATTAGATTTAACTAAAAAAGAAGAACCTAAAAAAGAAGAAGATGCCGTTCAAGTCAGAGAGACAAAAGAAGTACCTGTGGGCGAATCACCCAAAGATAGCCAAAAAATGGACAAAGATATACGGGTCGAGTCCAGTAAAGATGATATTAAAGAAGAAGAAATAAAATCTCCTATAAGTCAAATTGAAAAAACAGAAAAACCTGTTAAAGAAGAAATTAAAAAACCAATAATAGAAGATGTTAAAGTAAGTCTACCTGAAAATGTAGAAAAGTTAGTTAGTTTCATGAAAGAAACTGGTGGAAACTTAGAAGACTATGTAAGGTTAAGTAGAGATTACTCTACGATAAGTGACGACGCTTTATTATCAGAATATTACAAAAGTACTAAGCCTCATTTAGAGAAAGACGAAATAGACTTTATCTTAGAAGATAAATTTTATTTTGATGATGAGGTTGAGAGCGAGAGAGAAGTTAAGAAAAAACGACTAGCTCGCAAAGAAGAAATTGCAAAAGCCAAAAACTTTTTAGAGGAAACGAAAAAGAAGTATTACGACGAGATCAAGTTGAGACCGGGCGTTACTCAAGAACAACAAAAAGCAATGGATTTTTTCAATAGATACAGTGAAGAACAAAATAAAGCACAGAAAGTTAGTGAAGAGTTCCAAGAAAAAACATCTAATTATTTTAATAAAAATGAGTTTAAAGGTTTTGAATTTGATTTAGGTGATAAGAGGTTTAGATATGGAATTAGCGATGTAGAAAAAACGTCAAAAGATCAGTCAAGTATCAACAATTTTTTTCAAAAGTTTTTGAAAGAAGACGGTACAGTAAACAGCTTAGACGATTACCACAAAGCCCTTTATATAGCTAGCAATCCTGACAATGTTGCAAAACATTTCTATGATCAAGGAGTAGCTGATGCTACTAAGAACATAGTTTCTAAGTCTAAAAATATAAATACAGATCCAAGATCTAGCGATCCAGGTGATGTTTTTGTAAATGGCTTAAAAGTTAGAGCAATATCAGGAGCTGACAGTTCTAAACTAAAAATAAAAAGTAAATTTAACAAAACATAAAAAAACAATATGAGTTTTAACACACAAGGATCATTTCCAGCTCAAATAGTACCTTCACAAAAGAAATTAGCTTTAAAAACTAATTACTTAGATTTTACAGGTACAACAGCTGGAGCTGATAATAACTTTGCTCAGCAGTACCTACCGGAACTGTATGAAGCAGAGGTTGAAAGATACGGAAACAGGACTTTGTCTGGTTTCTTGAGAATGGTAGGCGCTGAAATGCCTATGACATCTGATCAAGTTGTTTGGTCTGAGCAAAATAGATTACACATTGCTTATGATGATGCTACTGCTTCAGGCGCCGCTGGTGCTCAACAAGTAGCAGTAAACAACATTGGTACTGGAGTTGGTGATACTCAATCTGCACAAGTTGCTATTAGAACAGGTCAAACTGTTTTAGTTTCTGATAAAGCTACTGGGTTAATTACTCAAAAAGCTTTAGTAGTCGGATCACCATTTGATGGTGCTGCTGTAAATGTAATAAAAGTTGTAACTTATGATAAGACTACTTGGTCTGCTGGATTGTTAGGTGCTGCCGTTAAGATCTTTGTATATGGATCTGACTTTGGTAAAGGTACAGAGTCTATGGTAGGTGCTATTCAACCAAACTTTACACAATTTAGTAACAATCCTGTTATTCTTAAAGATCACTTTGAGATTAATGGTTCTGATACTGCACAAATTGGTTGGGTTGAAGTTGCTACTGAAGATGGAACATCTGGTTACTTATGGTACTTAAAATCTGAGTCTGAAACAAGATTAAGATTTGATGACTATTTAGAAATGATGATGGTTGAATCAGAAAAAGCTGGACATACTTTCCAATATGATGGTACTGCTGGTGCTGCAGGAACTATTGATGTTAGTGGTTCTGAAGGATTATTCGCTGCTATCGAATCAAGAGGTAATGTATACTCTGGTTTTGCTGGAGCTGCTGCTCCTGGTTCTGGTGCTTTAGGTGATTTTGATGCTATACTACAACAACTAGACAAGCAAGGTGCTATTGAGGAAAACATGCTATTTTTATCAAGATCTACGGCTCTTGATTTTGATGACATGATTGCTGCTCAAGCTGGTGGTGGATTTGGTTCTACTGCTTCTGCTTCTTATGGTCTTTTTGATAATGAGCAAGAAATGGCTTTAAACTTTGGTTTTTCAGGTTTTAGAAGAGGTTCTTATGACTTTTACAAAACTGATTGGAAGTATTTAAACGATGCTACTACTAGAGGAATGTCTAACGCTATTGATGGTGTTATGATTCCAGCTGGTACTACAACTGTTTATGATCAATCAATGGGATCAAACATTAGACGTCCTTTTTTACACGTACGTTATAGAGCTTCTGAAACTGAAGATAGAAGGTATAAATCTTGGATCACTGGATCTGTAGGTGGAGCTTATACTTCAGGATTAGATGCTATGGAAGTACACTTTCTATCTGAAAGATGTTTAGTTACACAAGCTGCTAATAACTTCGTGTTATTTAAAGGAGCATAATTAATAATTAACATTTAAAACATAGAAAAATGAGTACATTTTTAAAATTAGACGACGGAAAAACCAATAAATTTGTTAGCTGCGATAATGTAGTAAGCATTGCTGCTGATACTAGTGGTACTGGTGCTACTGAAGTAGTTAAAGTAACTATAGAACACGGATTTGGCTCCATCTTGTCAACGGTAGTAACTTACGCTGCTCCTGGAACTAACAATGAGTATACTGGATTTACTCTTGATACTTTGCAATCTCAATTTGAGGATGCAATTATGGAGATGCAAAATCCAGAAGCTATACCTGGTAGAGGTAATTTTACTGGGTTTAAATTGCTGAATAGTATAGTTGGTGTTAAGGTAACTGCTTCGGGAGTTCTCCTAGCAAACTCTATACCTACAATTACAACAAGCTAGATTACGCTTAAAACAATAATAAGATCCCGTTTCGGCGGGGTCTTTTTTAATTATTATATTATATTATATTATGGAAACAAAAGAAAAGAAAAAGCCTGTGGCTAAGGCTACAGCAACTCCTAAGTTAGAAAAAGATACTTGGGAATATAAAGATAGAACTTATATCTTAAAAAATAATTACGAACCATTAACTTATACAATACCAATAAAGCATTCAGCTAAATATCCTTTGCTTTGGTTTGATGAAGAAAAAGGTCATAATAGAGAATTAAGATATGCCACAAATCAAAGCAGTATATTTGTAGACGAACAAAAAGGTCCTGTAACTCTAAAACACGTTATTTTTGAAAAAGGTGTTTTAATAGTTAAAAATACTAATATTGTTTTACAAAAATTTTTAAATGCCCACCCTCAAAACGACTTAATGTTTTATGAATACAAACCACAAGTTGAGGCTACTAATGAAGTAGAGTGGATAGAAATGGAAATACAAGCTTTAAATCTGGCTAAAGAATTAGAAATAGATCATTTAGAAGCTATAATGAGAGTAGAAAATGGTTCTAAGGTTTCAACAATGAGTAGTAATGAATTAAAAAGAGATGCTTTGCTGTTTGCTAGATCAAACCCTCAGCTTTTTGTTGAATTAGCTACTGATGAGAATGTACAACTTAGAAACTTAGGTATTATAGCAGTTGAGCAAGATTTATTAAAGTTATCAGGAGACAATAGAACTTTTAGTTGGGGTAAAACTAATAGAAAACTATTTACAGTTCCTTTTGACGAACATCCTTATTCAGCTTTAGCCGCTTGGTTTAAAACTGATGAAGGTTTAGAAGTTTTTAGATCAGTAGAGAAAAATCTAAAATAACAAGTGATTATAATAAAGGTGGTTAACGCCACCTTTTTTTTTTAAAAATATACAATGGCAATATCAATAAATCAAGTTTATCAAACTGTTCTGTACGTTTTAAACAAAGAACAAAGAGGGTATATACCCCCTGCAGAGTTTAATACTCTAGCAGAGCAAGCTCAATTAACTATATTTGAGAAATACTTTGACGATCTTAATCAAGCTCTTAGAATGGCTCCAAACGATAGTGAGTATGCGAATAGAGTTAAAACTAATCAAGAAAAAATTGACGTATTTGAGGAAGAAAAAATAATGCCATCTTTAAATAAACTTTCAGACCTAAGCCCTGCTTTACACAGGCTAGGTACTATAGAATATAACCAATTAGGCAGTCTGCCAGTTGAGTTAGCACAAATGACAACTCATGATTTAAACTTAGCCAAAAGGTCTAAGTTGACATCTCCAAGTAAAACTTTTCCTGCTTTTTCAATAAGAGCAAATGTTGTATATCCAGTGCCTTCTGATATTTTAAATACCGAATTAACAGTTTATTACGTTAGAAAACCTAATGCGCCAGTTTGGAATTATTCCTTAGGTAGTATAGGTAATTACATTTTCAACCTTACGACGGCTACGTCAAACCCTAGTGTTGATTTTGAAATATCTGACATAGATCAAGTACAATTGATAAACACTATATTAATTTATTGTGGAGTTATAATAAGAGACAATCAAATAACTCAAACAGCTATGGGATTAGTTGCACAGGAAAACCAAAATGAAAAATCTTAAAAAATGGGACTAATAACTGAAACTAATGCTCAATACTACGCTGGACAACAAGAGTTTTTGCAAACAAATAGCACTAACACTGATTTTCAATGCACTTTTGATACAAATTTAATTGCATCTGTTAGTAATGTTTCAAATCCTAATTTTTCTGTATACTTAGACGGTGTTTTAAAAACTCAAACAACTGACTATGTATTACAGCCTCTTAATATAATTAGATTTGTTAACGCTCCATCTTTAAACTCATTAATTAGAGTAGAGCTAAATAATCAAGCTAGATTTGATAACAATGGAGAATATGAGTACATAAAAATTAAAGATATTGTTGACAACTTCATGACAGCATATGTTGGAGATGGAAAATATATAACTAATGTTAAAAGAAAAGATGTGGTTTTTCACGCTAAGAGAGGTTTACAAGAGTTTTCATATGATACGTTAAGAAGTTTAAAGTCTCAAGAGTTATCAATACCTAATAGTTTAAACATAATAATACCACAGGACTACGTTAATTATACTAGATTAGCTTGGGTCGATAGTAATGGTGTGCAAAGAACTATATTTCCAGCAAACACGTTGACAATGAATCCTGTTGACCCTTTAATTCAGGATACTGAAGGAGAGCCAATACAAGATAATTTTGAATCAAATATAGAGGCTTCTCAAGGTTTAATAGAGGAACGTTGGAATAGTTTTAATAAAAGAAATTTAACAGGAGACAGGAGAGGTGAAGAGTCTAATGTTTACAACTGGGCTTGGTGGAAAACAGCTTATGGCCAAAGATATGGCATGGATCCTGCTGTGTCACAAAGCAATGGTTGGTTTACTATAGACGATAGAAGAGGTATGTTTAGTTTTAGCAGCGATTTAGTAGGTAAAGTAATAACTTTAGAATATATTTCTGATGGTTTAGCATATGATGCTGATACTAAAATACCTAAGATGATAGAAGAAGCTATGTATATGCATATAGTATATAGTATACTTTCTAGCAGAATGAACGTTCCTGAATACGTTGTACAAAGATTTAAAAAAGACAGAAGAGCTCAACTTAGAAATGCTAAAATAAGATTAAGTAATTTAAAATTAGATACACTTATACAGACTATGAGAGGTAAATCTAAATGGCTAAAACATTAACACATGGCACAAACTAAACATACATTTGTAGAGTCTAAAATGAATAAAGACCTAGATGATAGATTATTATCTGGAGGGCAATATAGAGATGCTTTAAACGTTGCTGTTAGTAAATCTGAAGATTCTGATGTTGGTGCTTTAGAAAACGTTTTAGGCAATAATTTAATAAGTTCGTTGTTTCCATCAAATGATTCAATACCACCTAACCTACAGGTTATAGGAGGTCATGTTAGTAACGAAAAAAATAGTATTTATTTATTTATAACAAACTATTGCGACAACTCTGTAAATAATTTAGATAATCCAGCCACTAGTGGATCTACTTGCTTAGTGGTTGAATATAATGTTTCAACTAATTCATCTAACTTTTTAATACAAGGAAATTTTTTAAACTTTTCAACTACACATCCAGTTTTAGGTGTTAATATAATAGAAGATTTATTGTTCTGGACAGACAATAGAAATCAACCTAGAAAAATTAATATTGAAACAGCTAAAAAATACTTTATATCAACACCATATTATACTAATGAAGATCAAATATCTGTAGCTAAATATGCCCCTGTGTTTCCACCAAATATTTTAGACATCAACAAAATTGAAAATGCTATTTGGTATAAAAATTACAATTGGAATCCGTGGAGTAATAACCCTAGTGGATCTTTCGCAACTATTAATGCTACTCTTGTTTTTTACGACAATACTACTGGATCCCCCGGAAATCTGCCTTTTCCAGGTATTTCAAAACTAAAAAAATATGATAAATTTGCTTTAAAAGGTTCAAATAAGATCTACAATATAGCGGAGGTAAATTACGATCCTAACAACTATAGCAATGAGGGTCTTGTTATATATCCTCGACTTAGTGGAGAAAGCCTTACTGTTGCAACTGATATAGAGATATTTACTCAAACAGCTATAGATGCAACTTCAGAGTACTTACCTTCAACAGTTAGAATATCTATTAAAAGGAATTCAACTTCTGCTATTACTCTTACTGCTAATTCCCCAATAAATGTATCATCAAGTGGTAACACTATAGTCCAATGGGAAAGCCCTAGAGTTCCTTGGCAAATAATGGGTAGTGATACTATTACAACAGGTTGCGGTGTATTTTCGTCTTTAATTGATGAAACTAAAACAGATAGCAGTGGAAACAGATTGAATGGTATAAAATTTACACCTAATAGTACATCCACAATAGCTCCCGCGCAGATAACTTTACAGCAAGATATAACTATTGCTGGAGGAGATGAAGCTTTTCTTGATTTAAGTTTACCAAATCCTAATTATAAACCGCAATTTGCTGGAGATAAAGAAAATTTAAAAGATAAATTTGTAAGATTTGCTTATAGGTTTAAGTACGATGACAACGAGTATTCTTTAACATCTCCATTTACACAACCTGTTTTCGTGCCTAATCAAGATGGTTATCTGTTAAATACTAGTCAAAGTTTTAATTCTGGACTAGATGATAGAGTTATTAATCAGCAAGATGAAGCTGGTACTCAAACTGTTTTAAGTTGGTTTGAAAATAAAATAAACCAAATAGGTTTAAACATACCAATGGAATACAGTGTAAATGAAATGTTTACAAATCTTAAAGTAATAGAATTACAAATATTATACAAGCAATCTGACGAAGGAAGATTAAAAGTAGTAGATGATATTGATTTTACTTTAAATAATCCAATTATTGTAAACGATTCCACTAAAGCATTTACTTACCAGTATCAGTCTGGAAAACCTTTTAAAACTCTACCACCCGATGTAATAACTAGAACTTCTGATAAAGTACCAATAAAAGCGCTAGCTCAAGAATCTGCTGGTAATAGAATTATGTATGGTAATTTTATAGATCAACATACTTCTCCTTTAACTTTAGAATATTTAGTTAGTACAGGTGAAAAATTAGGAGCTAATGATAGTGGTACTGTAGATAGTTTTGTACAATACCCAAATCACACTTTAAAACAGAATAGAACTTATCAAGTTGGTGTTATTTTACAAGATAGATATGGTAGACAAACCGATGTGATATTAGCGGAGCCTCTAGCGGGTAACAGACAAGAAATACCAGCTGGCTCTGGAAACTTCTATGGTGATTCTACTGTATACCATAGTTATAAAAGTAATTCATTTTCAGGATCACAAAGCATGATAGAATGGCCTGGAGATAGTTTAAAAGTTTTATTTACAAATAAAATACCATCAATACTAAACAATAGACCTGGATACCCTGGTTTATATGACGCTATTACTAATCCTTTAGGTTTTTATTCTTATAAAATTGTTGTAAAACAAAAACAACAAGAATATTACAATGTTTATTTACCTAGTTTATTATATGGGGTTCCAATTGGAGGTAGTGTAAGTATATCATGGAATTCTGAAAATTCACAAGAACAGGTAATTCAATGCAATGAGATAACAGAACCTAGTAACACTGTTTTTATCGGCGGAACTAGTTTAACTGGATTAGAAACTACTACTGGGTTACAACCTGGAATGAAATTTGTTCTTAAAAGCAATTCTTTTACAAACGATATTAGCAACGCCGATTGTTGCCCACCAAATAATACAAATAACCCTTGCCCTAATGCGTGTGGTGTTGTGGGTGGTGCTCAATGCACTACATATACAATAACTGGAATACCAGACGACAGCACTATAAGTTTTTCTCCTCAAGCAGTTGGTAAATATTCACCATTTTGTCAACACACTCCGGGCTCTGTATGTTGTGATAAAACGCCAGGAACTGGCGCTACACCAGCTGATAACTGTGGAACAGCAACCGGATCAACACCAAATCAAGGGGTTAGAAATAGTCAACCAACTCCAGAATTGGTTTTTACACAAGATGGAACTACGGTTATATTAAATCCAAAGACTGTTAACTCTCCAAGTGAAATGACAACAACTCTTTTGACTGATAATATTAATAAGATGCCTGCAGATTTAAATGACGTTAGGCCTAATCAAGAACAGTTTTCAACTTCTGACGATGTTTATTTTGCTAGAGTTGGAATGAACCAAGCAGATAAATTTGTTATAGTAGGTGGTATAAATAATACTCCTTTAACAGGTACTTCTTTAGTTTATTCTTCTCAAGTGAACACTGGTGTAAAATCAGATGTTGTTAAAATTTTAGCAAGTTATAGAGATTTATTTCCAACAACAGCCAAGCCTTCTAATCTTTATAAAACATCAACAAATCCTTTTACATCTATAATGAGTAACACTTTTCAAATAGGATCTGTTACTGACGAGCCACAGACATTTACTTCTTTTGAAACAGAACCTGTAATATCTGAATTAGATATATTCTGGGAAACTAGTAGTTCTGGTATTATAGATGAATTAAACAATGTTGTAATAGGGCTAGATCCTGGTGGTGGTGGAACAAGTGTAGACGTGATAGGAATTGGTGGGGTTAATGATTTTAGTCAAAATGAAGATCTTGAGTTTGACGATACGTCTCCAGTGCCTATAAATGTAGGTATAGTTAATGCACTAAATACCATTGGTGATATTGTTAGTAGTGATATAACGTTAATATCCGTAAGAGATGGAAATGGGGTTAATTTAGACAGCTTTTATGATGTAATTGCTGATCCATCAGGTGGTAATGACTATATATTAAGAGCAACGGATGGATGTGTTTTTTTAGAAAATGCTTTTTCAAATCAAAGAATATTTACTTTTAAAGTAGTAGATACTCAAGTTGTATCTCCTACGCTACCAACAAATAATTTAACAAATTTTTACAGTTACACAACTTCTATAACTAATGCCATTCCTATTTTTGTAGGTTTTGCAGAAGATACAAATGGAGGCAATGGTGGTTGGCCTAATAATCCAGTGGCTATTATAAATCTTACAGATTATTCAGTTAACCAATATAGCACAGTTGGTGCTTTTTCAGTTATTGGAACTTTCCAGCCTGACTCACAGCCAGCCGGTGGAGGAGGTGGAGGTTCAAGTACAATTCCAAAATCAGATTCTAGGATATACTTTAAAAATGGATCTGGAGCACAGTTTTTTAGTAGAGGTGTTTCTGATAATGAATTTTCAGAAGTAACAATAGAAATGCAAGTTTCTAGGACAGATAGTTCTAATGCTGGTGAAGTATTTACGGCAATACAACCTCAACTAGCTCCTGCAAACGGATTTATTACTACATCTAGTGGAACTACCATTGCCAATGGTGTTATACAAAATTACTCTAGCGTTCAAACGACGGGTGTTGGGGCTAATGGGCAATTCTTGGGTGTTCTGAACACCGCTCAAATAGCTACGGGGAATTCAACTAATTCCGGTGGAATTGCAAACCAAAATAAAAACTCACTTTCTAGCGTTGGTACTACTGGTAATGGAGGTGTATTCAGTGGTAGACCTATTACTACTGCTAGTACCACATCTACCTCAACAGGACCTACTATAGAGGTTTTTGATGGATTCTACCTTACACAAGCAGGTGATTCTTCAGATTTATATACCCCGGATATTTATGACATACCAGATAATGTGCCTGCGTTTATTGTTGGTTGGTATGGTGGTTATTATATTAGTGAAAACCCAGCTATTAGAGACAATGCTGGACAGTTAGCTACAAACACTAGTACTGGACAACCTTATATAGAAAATGGTGGTGCAGCTGCGGCTCAAGATTTTGACTTAAATTGGTTAAAACAAAGATATATTAGATTTATAATAAGAGACGCTAATGGTACTGCTTTAGCTCTGAGCAGTACAATAGGAACAAATGTTATAGGCCAAGATGGTATTAGAATTGACTTTAATGTAGTAGGAACGCCTACTGTTGCAGCAATTAGATCTTTTGCTTTGAATTATGATGGAAACGGTGTTATTAATCCTACCTCTTGTGGTGATTCAGCCCGAACAGCGGGGTTTTTTGGAATTGGTGGAAATGGCGCTAATTCTACAGATGAAGGCGCTGCTACCGGAAATAATCAAACAGCTCCAAGTGCAAGCGTTCCACCTAACGGTAATAATCCTTACAATTTAACTAGCCAAAGTGCTGGTCAAAATGGCGCACTTGCCGTTTTAGTAAACAATAATAATTAATAAAAATAGACCATGGGAAATCCAGCTTCAGGTGGCGGCGCCACTACAATAATAACATATCCAGGCACTGGAATTAAATATTCAACATCACAACAATTTGCTAGGATAAAAGTTTTAACTTATTCAAACCTTGGGAGTATAAATAGTAGTTGGGTACCGGTGGGAAGAACCGATGTTTTGGCTACTCCAAACAACACATGGACAGCAACTTCTGCTACAGGAGCTGCAGCAACTGATAATATTAATCCTCAATTATTTAATAATGAAAGAGGGTGGGAGTGTAGACGTCAATATACTACAGATTACAAAGCATCGGCTGGAAATGCACCAGATATATTAGGCAACAACGCTAACTATAGAATTCAAACAAGCATTTACTGGCAAGGTTCAGAAACTGGTAATTGTGGAGGCTTAAACGCACTAGGAACAGGCGCAACTTTAGCTAGCTTTAATACTGCAGTAAGTGCTTCTGCATTGCCTCAAACTAGTTGTGTAGAATATGGAACCCTAGACGAAGTATACTGTACTTTTGATATGTGGTTTGTGCATGTACAAATTCTCACAGACTATGAGACCCTCAATCCGCTTACCAATAAAGCCGATTGTGTGGCCCCGTTTATGATGACTGTATACGATGAGTTTACTGGAAAAGTTTTAAATACTAGAGGACAATTTCAATTTTCATAATTAATTATAAAACAACATGGCAGCAATTGTAGAATTAAACTATTTTAACTCCTATTGGATAAAACGTGTAGCTACTGGTAATCTTTGTAGAGAGATACAAGCCCCTAATTCAAGTGGACAAGAAACTACTTACAAAGTAACAAACAATCAACCTACTTTTACTTGGCCTGGCCCAATAAACGATGGAGATGCGGAAATAGTTTCTGCTTTTCCTACCGACTCTAGCCTTGGTTGTACTAGCTTAGAGACAGGATCTCCTTCTTTTATGAATCAAAATTATTATTTAGAAGAAAGCAGAATAAGAGGCGGTTATAATAATACGTCAACAGATTTAGGTGTAAAGGCTTATTTAAACGAAAAAAATCCTTTACAAAAAGAAAGAGGAAATGCTTTAATATATTCTGGTCTTTTTAATAGTAACACTAATTTCAATGCTACTAATTCTTTTCCAATAGGTGATTCTATAACAAAAGCGGTTAATCCAGAAAATGGTAGTATTCAAAAGCTTTATGCAGAAGACACTAATTTAATAGTTTTTCAAGAAGACAAAGTTAGTAGAGCTTTGATAGATAAAGATGCTATATATTCAGCAGAAGGAGGAGGTTCTGTTACTTCATCTAACTTGGTTATTGGTCAAATAGTTCCTTATGTTGGGGATTACGGTATATCAAACAACCCTGAAAGTTTTGCTGTTTATGGTTATAGAAAATATTTTACAGATGTAAATAGAAACGCCGTTATGAGATTATCAAGAGATGGTTTAACTGAAATCTCTAATTATGGTATGGTTGATTATTTTAGAGACTCTCTGAGTACTTTTACATTAAACCCTAATCCAAAAGTTACTTCAATACCAGTTTCAAATGTATCCATAAGAGAAGACAACTTCACTTTAGTTTTAAATAACATAAATCAACTTGGCTTAATAGATGTAGGTAGTGTTATAACAATAAACGCCGGTGGTGGTAGTGTTTCTAGTTTTGGTTTTGTTGTTTCTATAGCGGTTAATAATACCGGCTACGGCGCTACAAGTCCTAATATTACCCAAATGGTTGTTAAGAGTGATACTCAATTGCCTCAATTAAGTATAGGTGACGTTATAAGCTTTGTATCTGAAACAAGACCTAGGATATTAGGTGGTTGGGACACGTATACTAAACAATATCATTTATCCCTTCAAACAGGAGATTCTTATTGGAGTACGCAAAATGAAAACACATTCAACACTTTGGCTTTTGATGAGTCTGTATTAGGTTGGACTAGTTTCTTTTCCTACAATCCGTCTTTCATGACTAGTTTAAAAAATTCTTTTTATTCTACAAATCGAGCCCTTTTATTTCAGCACAATGTAGATACAGGTTCTAATAGAGAAGTGTTTTATGGAATAAGAACACCTGCTGAAGTAACTTTTGTATTTAATCCACAGCCTGATTTAAGTAAAAACTTTTTAACTATGAGTTATGAAGGTACTAATGGATGGGAGTGTACCTCTATGATTTCAGAAACACAAAGCCCAACTGCTTCTTATACTAATGGGGGATATGATTTTAATAATTTTCAAAGTTTTGCAGATACTATATCTCCAATAAGAAGTTATATTGAAGGTGCTTATGATTCCACACCTCAATCAGTTGGAGGTCCTTTCTATGGAGTAAATATTGCTACTTTACCTATATATAGGAATGGATTTGATAGAAAAGAAAATTATTATGTAGCTCCAATAAAAAGTAATTCACCAACTAGACCTAAAGAAATACAATTTCTAGGTGTAAACACAAACGAACAGGCGGCTGGTATTAAAGCCAATTTTGCTACTGTAACTTTCAGAACAGATGGATCAACTCAAGTAGGCGGTATGAAAGAACTTTTCGCAGTATCAACAACTTTTTCAAGATCAGGCTTTTAAATACACTTAATTATGTGTGATTATAATAATACAGCGAGTAAACAAATTAAAAAAATAAAACAAAAATTATGGCAGTAGGAATGTTAATAGCTGGAGCTATAGGGATGGGAGCTTCTGCTTGGAAAAATAAACAAGCTAAAGATGAAGCAGAAAGACAAAGAAATCAAGCTGGTGCAGATGCCGCTAGATGGGAAGGTGAATTGAATAGGTTAAAAGAAAATAGACCTACTTTAACCAATCCTTATAAAGACATGACTAATTCTTTTGCTAATATGAAAAACCCATATGCTAAGCTTAGTAACCAGTATGCTAATTTAGGAGTAGCTACTCAAGCCGCTGAATTTCAAGCTGAGCAGACTGATATAGCTTTAGCTAACACTTTAGATACCCTAGCCATGTCTGGTATGGGTGGTGGTGGTGCTACAGCTTTAGCTCAAGCAGCTTTACAAAGTAAGAAAGGCATATCTGCTTCTATACAACAACAAGAAGCTCAAAACCAAAAGTTGTCAGCTCAAGGAGCAATGGATGTTCAAGAGAAAAAAGCCATGGGCCAAATGAAAGTTGATGAAATGATCTCATCTGGCGAAGAAAAGGTGATGTTAATGCAAGGCCAGGGTAAATCTGAAATAATGCAAATAAGAGAAGCTAGAAGTTCTCAAGATATTAATAATGCTTCTGGCATGCAAATGAATTATCTGCAAATGCAATCTGACGCTGCAGCTGGCATGATGCAAGCGGATATAGCACAGTCAAACATGTTTTCTAGTTTAGGTGGGCAGTTTTTAACAGCTGGACTAGGGTAATTATAATAATAAATAAAATGAGCTACGAAAATCCACAAAGAATAGTTAATAAAGCATGGGATATTTTTGCCAGGCAGACACAACAGCGTAATAATCAAATATCAAGTGATTTAAGTGCTGCTCTTAAAAAAGTAGCTAATAATAAAGAAAGAAATAAAAGATCTTTAGAAGCTTTAGAACAGGATAAATTAAATTATGCTAGCAAGTTAGATAGTATAGACACCTCACAGTCCGGAGCTATGTTTGATGATAATCTAAGAATGTTTTTTGACAGCCAAATAGATAAATATTTTAATGTTAAAAATGCAATGAGAAAAGGTGATGTTGATAAAAGAGAGGGCAATAGAATTTTAACGTCTATGAATAGGCAAGTAGAAAAATTTAAAACATTTATTCCAGATATAATAAATATATCTAATCAAGTTTATGATCAAGCAAACACATCAGGACAACAAGGTGGTATATCAGCAGGTACAACACCACCTGAAGTTATAGATATTTTTGGCTCTATTGCTAAAGGCGAAAATGTATACACAGTAGAAGATCCTAAAACTGGTAATATATGGCTAATGAAGATGCCTGCTAAAGTAGAAGAAAAATTCATGGCTGATGGAACTATTGATGATTACGAAATGAGAGCTTCTCTTAATGATCAATTAAGCGGTGGTGAAGGATCATTGGTAAATTTAGATGAAGTTATGAAATTAGGACCTAAAAATATGGTTCAATACACTACTAACTTAGATAAGTTTTCTACTCCACTTACTGACGAAGTTATTGGAAATGATATCAATAATGGTTATTACCAAAAAAGTGAATCAATAACACTTTCAGATGATGGTGAAAGTTCTAAGACTGAAACAAGTATTTTTGTTAATCCTTCTGATGCTAAAAAAATGAGGGAAGATATCATAAAATTAAACGGATTTAGCACTATGTTAAATGACACTCAATCTATGAAAAGTGTTTGGGTTGATTTAATGCCTGATAGTATAGCTCAAGGAAATTGGACTAACACTCCTGAACAAAGAGATAAAGCTAGAAATTGGATGGTTGACGATTCTGTTGCTAAACTATTGTTAAGGCAAGGGTTAATTCAAGGTCACGAAGTTGATGGTAAAGAAGTTCCTTTACTTAAAGAAGGTACAGGAGATTTATTAGACAGATTAATTTATATTAAAGAAGGAGAAACTAAGGTTATAGACATTGAAAATACAAAATTAAATGAATTAACTAAACAAGAAAGTGTTAGCATACAAAGTTTAATGCCTAAAATTGAAACTGGTTATAATAAATTGTTAAAAGATTTTAAAATTGATCAAAATAGTAATAACTACGCTGGTGATGATCTAAAGTCTAGATTTTCAGAGCAAGTAGCAAATGCCTTAAACACTACAGTAGGTGGTGGTGGTATCGAAAGCAATACTTATTCTATAGATCCAGAAAATCCAGGCGTTATTAAATCTGGTAAAAAAGAGTATAAATTGTTTGCAGAAGATGGTGCAAATATAAGAGAAGATGTAATACTACAATTACTAGGTATTAGATCTGGTTTAGGAGCTAAAACAGCTGCTAAAGTTTATAAAAACTATTCAAAGTTTAGCGCTGGTAAAAAAGAAATTACAGATATAAATCTTTTACCTTCTGCAACAATAAAATAATATATGAATAAATATACTTATCAAGGTAGCTCCGTACAGGAAGATTTATTACAAGAAAAAGCAACTAGTTTAGGTTTAACTCTAGATCAATATTTAGCAGATCAAGGTAGTGAAATAGAAGTTTCTACTGATTTAAGCGAAATAGAAGAAGATTCAGAGCCTATTATAGATACTGAAGAAGTTATAGAAAAGAGTAATAAAGAGAAAAGACTTGACAAAGGTATTAAAAAAATAGATAAAAAAATAAACAAAGTAACTAATGCTCAAATAAGTTTAGATGATATAAAAGATCAAAAATTAAATGACGTTGGTGAAATAAAAAATGCAGATAAAACTTTATCTAATCTTTCAGACACTAAATTAAATAAAATTAGAGTTGCAAAAGAAAAGAGAGAATTAGAAAAGCAATCTAGGTTACTTGAAAAAACTAGTATAAATCCTGATGAGATTTCAAACGAAGGAAAGTATGTAGTTAAAACTCATTTAGGTGAAGATGGTAAAGAGCACAAGTCTTATTATCCAAAAGACACTTGGGAAAAATACTTTACACCAGGCAATGATTTGTATAATAAAAATGATATAGTAAAGCAAGCTATTAAATTAACTAATTCTAGCTCTCCTTCTTTAGAAGATTATTTAGAAGCATTAAACAAGAGTAGTAACAAAGCCGGATCTAGTGTTACTTATTCTTACTTAAAAGCAGGAAAAGATGAAGGAGTGTTAGACACTTTTGAAGTTGTAGCTGATGGAAGAAATGACGCTATAAATGAAATGGGTTTTAGTAATTATTTTGACGAGCTATTTAAAAAGAATAATTCATGGCTAGCTAAAAATGAAAATATTGTAGAAAAAGAATTACAACAAGTTTTACCTCAACAGTTTGATGGCTCATTGTTTGAAGTAGAACAAACTACTGACGATGTAACTGTTAATGAAGTTTTAATAACTGATTCCAGAGGCAACGAGTTTGTATTAAAAGTTGGTAAAGATCAAGAGCTATTTGGAGGTGATGGTTACCCTCAGTACGAAAGCTTTAAAAATTTTATATCAAGTGCTGTACAACCTCAAGATGAAAATAAAGCTAAAATAGATGATGTAACACTTTTAAAAGACTGGAGAAAAAGAACAGCTGGATTAAGGTTGTTTTTAAACAACTTAGAAAATACACCTGTTGATAAAGGTGGAATAGGTTTTGATAAACGACAGTCTAGTTATTTAGGTGTTATAGAAAACGCTTCATATACAGAGCTTTTTGGTTATGATCCTACTAAAGAACAAGAAGAATCTAATCCTCTATCTGATGCTGAAAATCCATTAATAAATTATCAAGGTGGAGAAGTAAATATAGGCTCGGAGACTACTAATGCAACTAGTGGCTTAGATCAAAATCTAATACAAGGTGGTATTATAACACCAGAAGATGAAGATTTTGGAAACAGTGAAGCAATAGATAGTAATTTAAAAGTATTATCAAGCACAGAAAAAAGTTTAAAAGCTTCTTATGAAAGACAAGGCCTAGAACTTACTGATGATATTATTTTTTCTACAGCTAAACTAGCTATAATAAATAAACAAAAAGAAAGATACTACAAAGCTAATGCTGAGAAATGGATAGAAGATCCTAGAGGACTTGAAAAAGAAAAGCTAAGACAAGGTTCAATAATAGGAGCTGTGGCTTTAGAAGATGCTGAAAATCAATTACTACTAGATGCCGCTACTTTTGAAAAAAATTTAGCAGAAGCTAATTACAATAAAATATTTTCAAATTACACAGTAGATGTTAATAATAGAGCAGTTGCTGGTTTTTTGTTTGGTGATGATGATCAAAAAATTAAAGAAGATCTAAGTATAGATATGACCGGCAATATGCAGTCTTATTCTGTAGCAAGAGATGATTTAGGTTTTACTACGGAAGATGGTTACATAAAAAAAGTTATTGATGGTGAAATTAAAATACAATTTATACCTCAAGGAACTCAAATATCTGAAACATACGAAGATGGTCAACCAGTGGAAAGTATACCTACCTGGATGATTACTAAGTTTAATCAAAACATTGTACAGTTACAAGAAAGCGGTAAAAATGTAAGCATAGCTTATAAAAACTACAGTGATGAGCTTTTAGAAATACCTACGTTTAATCAAAAAATGGAAATTTGGTTAAACAACTACAATGACACTCAAGAATTTTTTGTAAAACTAGGTATTGGCGGTTTAAAAACAGCTAAAAACATAGTTTACACAGCGGGGTCATTAGCTTCATATGTAAACCCTATGTATTGGTCTGTGTATGGATTAACTGGAAGAGATCCTATGCAAGGTGTTATGGATGCTAATGCTACTATAACTAAATGGCTAGATGATGAATTAAATGAATATAATTTTGATCAAGTCTCTTTTGAGGACATATTTGCTCCTGGAACATCTGGCTGGAAAAAATTAGAAAACTTTGGTGCTTGGATGATGGGTATGACAGCAGAGACACTACCTATAGTAGCTGCCATGATATTTAGCGGTGGAAGTGCTTCTTACGGTCAGATAATATCTTCTAGTATTGCTGGACTTAGTTCTATGGGTGGTAAGCTTAGCGAGATGGATGTTAACAACTTTATGGTTCAAAACGAAATTGACGAAATAAGGTCAAGAAAAGATTTGACTCAAGAAGAAAAAGAAAAAGAATTAATAGGATTACAAGAAAGAAAAATAAATAAAGGAGTTTATATAGCTAAAGGTACAGCCTATGGCCTTATTGAAGGTAGTTTAGCTTATGTAACTACTGCTGGTCAAATATCTAATGCTTATTCAGTGTTTAGAGGCGATAAGGCAGTACTAGGTGAACTAAATACTAGTATAGGTATGTTTCTAAAGAAGAAAGGTCCTGAGTGGCTTAAAGCGGCTAATACTGAGGGTTTAGGCGAGGTTGGAGTTACTTTTGGAACTAACATAGTAGATGGAAGAAATCCTTTAGAAGGTATGGTTGAGTCTTATGTAGGTGGTTTTGCTTTAGGAGGTGTTTTTGAAGGAATGCCTATATCTCACGCAATTATGACTAGCAATTTTGCTACAAATGCAGAAATACAGTCTATTAATGACACACAAGGTGAAATAATATCTTTATCTAAAAGAAAAGATGCCTTAATTAAAAAATTAAAAATACTAGTTTTAATGCCTGACGTCAATATGGCTGATGGCTTAAATAAGATTAAAAACAAAGTTGAAATAACTAAAGCTATAAATGACATTGATCAACAGATAACCGATCAAGCTGGTTTGTTAGAAACTAAACAAGTTGAAGTACAAAATAGATTACAAGACGAAGGTATAGGAAAATCAGCAGGCATAATTCACGCTGAAAACGTTAACAAACTTTCTGATTTACGAAATCAAGCTTCACAATTGATTTTAGATAATCCTAGCATGGATGAAACAACAACTAAAAAGCTTACTGAATTAAATAAAAGATATAAAAATATTCAAAACACTAGTAATAAATTAAAAAGTAAATCTTTATTTGGCCATAAGTGGTTAGCCATGAAAGGTAAGGCTTTTTGGAACACTAACACAAGAAATGAAGTAAACAGCATAGAGGCTCAAGCTATTGAAAATATAGTTAAAGAAAAAGGACCTATGGTTGACGGACCTACGTCTAGAGAGATACAAGCTGAGTCAATGAAAATTTTAGATGGTAGAGACTACGACGCCAACGTTAGCAAAGCTAAGTCTATGGCGGAAAAAGGCGGTTGGGGATATTTTAACTTTGACAGTAACAAAGATGCAGCTGATCAATTACCAGATCTAATAGCTAGAAACTTACAAAATTTAGAAGCTGAAGGCGTAGATGTTGACTCTGAAATAAATGATGGAGAAGGTCAAACATATAGAGAATATATAGAACAACAAATAACAGAAGCTTTAGATGGCGTTAGAGATGGTACAACTAATGGCTTTTACGATCCGATAACCAACACTCAATATACTTTTAGAGAAAACGCAATAAACAATCAAAAATCAGGAGTTCCTTTACACGAAACTGGACATGCTGCTTCTCAAGAATTAATTAGAAATAATCCCAGCGCTTTTAACGAAGCTGGGCAAGTCATTGTTGATTTCATGCAATCAAAATATAATGACATTTTTACCAGAATGCAGGTAGAAGGTACTAACAAACTTCGTAGCTCTGATGGAAGTTGGGATTTTGAAGAGGTTTTTGCTTCTTACATAGAGGAAGTAGCTGCTGGTAATATTGACCCTAAAGCAGACAAAGCTTTTACAGCATTTTTTGCTAAAACATTTAACGATGGATTGCTTAAAGCTAGTGATGGTAATTATGAAATTGAATTTAAAGGAGTTAATGATATAACTCAATATTTGCTAGGATTAGGTAAAGATATAGTCAATGGTAAAATAAACCAAAGAAAAATAGATAAAGCTAGAGAAACAAAAGTTATAAATATAAATCAAACTCCTACTACAGGCTCTAAAATTGCAGCTTCTAAAAGCGTTAAAAAAAGCTCTTCAAAAACAGTTAAAGCAGATTTAATAGCTGAAAATAAATCTTTATTAAAAAACAGACCTAAAAATTTTAAAGAAAAAATTGCAGACAATGTTAGAAAAATAAAAGACTTAGCTAGTGGTAGCGGTAGTGCGCCTAGTTCTCGAATGGATGGAGATAATGAACCTACTAGTACTAAAGCTAAAAAAGCTAAAGAATCTATAAATAGTAAGTTTGATGAAAATAAAAAAGGCTGGAAACAAAATAGAAAAGAAAATCCAGCTGCAGATAAATTATTTAGCCTCATACAGCCTGATTTAGACGGTATGATAAAAAATAAAGCAGAAAACTTTTTTACTCAAGATGGTAATGTAGTTGATTTAACTAAAAACTTAGATTTAAGAGAATTGCAACAGTCAGTAAAAACACTTTTGCTTGCTGACATTAGAGGTTTTGATCCTACTAATACAAGTTTATATGGATATATAAATGGAAGATTAAAGAATAGAATTGGAGATGTTTTAAAAAGTGGTGAAGTATTTAATGATTTAAGCACTAAAGATATAGATAATTTAGGATCTTCTGAAACAGCAGAAATTAACAAAACTAAAACCACAGTGGAGACTGTTCCAGATGTAAACTTAAGAGAATCATTAAATATAGATAGAGGTTCGCCTTTAGGTGAGTTTGTGTTAGATAATGTTAAAAAAGTATTGAGTACTAAAATGCCTGAGTTTAAGTATGTAAGAAAAAACAAAGGAGGCAAAAGAACTGATGTTACTTTAGAGCAAGTTAAAAAAGTTTTAGCCACTAATCCAACTGGTGAAATAAAGAGACAAGCGGATAGAGATTTATCAGGAATATATAAAAAGTTTTCTAATGATTTAGAAACTAGGTTTTCTGATGAACTAAGAACTGCTTTTGCAGAAACATTTGGTAGTAGAGGAGATTATACAAATTGGCTTGAAACAAACGCAGAAGCAATATCTGATTTAAGTATAGATAAATTAGTTGCTTTTGAAAGACTAGTTAAAGGGGAAAAAATATTCACAAAGGTAGTTAAAGAAAATTTAAGCGTAGAAGAAGTTAAACAATTTCAAGGTACTGGATTGTTAGTTTCTGCAACAACCAATCAAGGACCTACACTTTATAAAAAGCTATACCCTAGCTCTAAAGCTGTTAAAGAATTTTTTGACATTAGTGGTTCTAAAAAAGGTACAAGAAAAGATGCTCTAGCTGATAAAATATCTGGAGAGCTTGCTTTAAATGCTACAATGGAAGTAGCTGGTGATCCAAGTGTTTTAGAAAAGTTTGAATTAGGTTTAAATAATTCTGGAACTGGAGATGTTGTTGTAAAAGCTTACTTAGAAGATATTAGTAAGGCAATAGGAAGAGGAGCTCAACTTAAGTTTTCTAAAGCTTTCATGAATAGTAACGCTGATATAGAACTTAAAAATACTTATAAAAACAATAATAAAAGATTTGTAGATTTACTTAAAAAAACTGGAGTTACAGAAGAAAACGTAGATTTAGTTTGGGATCAAGTTTTTGGTGATACACTTTTTAATAAGAACGCTAAAAATAAAAAAGAAGCTGATAAAATTAAAAAAGAATGGAAAGGAATATCAAAACAGATAGCCTCTGTTGATTCAATGCTTGAAGATTCTGTTCAGATGAATATATTAAATTCTATAATAGATGATGCTGGTGATTTTAGTGACACAGAAAGAGCGGAGTTAATAGCTAGAGCTAAAAAATTAAAACTAACTGGAAGTAAAGATGTTGATTTTGATGACATACTGAGTAATTTAGCTAAAAACCTAGGTCTTACTGAAGGTTATGCTTATGAACAATTAGTTTACGATGCAACATCTAAAGCTATAAATGATTATAATAAAAACAATTCAAGTGAGTCTGGTCTTAAAATAGAAGGATCTAGAGGTGAAGATGGAGGTAAAGCAGATTTTATAGCTACAGTAGGTGGTATGGAGTTTAATGTAGAGTTAAAACTTAAAAAACCTAGATTTGGTAGCGTAACTTTAAAAACTAACACTGACTCTAAAGGCAATATTTCATTTAATATAATAAAAAACTTTCCTTTTAATAATGCTATGTATGACATGGCAAATGAAGCTAAGCCAGCTATAGAAAACTATGTAAAACAAGCTAATGTAATAGGTAAAGAATTATATGGTGACAATTGGTTAAATTATGAATTTGGTGATTTATTAGATAAGGAAGTTTTTAAAGCTCTTCAAGGTAATAAACAAAATCCTAATTCTCAATTTCAAAAAGATATTACAGTAAACAAAGTTAGGCCTGCTCAAGATATTGCAGATTATTATATTTCTAAAAACAATGGTACTAGACAGATAAATATTCAAGGAATAGGTTTATATTTGTTAAATGACTTAAAAAATCCTCAATTAAACAATCCTGCTAACTTAAATACTAATGAAGCTCCTTATTTAGGCGCTAATGGCGAGACTGTAACTTGGAGTTTAGCTATTTCTAAAACAACTGCTAAGTCTGTTAAAGGTCCTGGGAAGTATCAAAAAGCTGGTATTAAGTTGATTAATGGTAAACTACCAGGAAGTAGTGGTTGGGCTAATGTAGGTTTAAGAATACAACCCTCTCTTTTAAAAACCACTGTAAAACCTAAGTACGACATGAGCACTGTTGATGGAGTTACAGATTTAATAAATGATCCTGCTATAAAAAACTTAGACAATCAAAAAGGTGAATCATCACAAGTTAACATAGATAACAATTCTAATAGTGGTGTTGTTATTAAAAATAGTAAAAGTAATACTACTAATAAAAATACTATAGATATAGCTTCAAAACTAGACTCTTCACTAGATGTGGCTCGTGATCCTAATGCGCCTATTAAAAAAATAAGAGTATTTGACTTTGATGACACTTTAGCTACTAGTAATAATATAGTTTTTGCTAACAAGGGAAATGAAACAATAGAATTAACAGCTGAGGAGTTTGCTAAAAAAGGAGACGACTTAATTAATGATGGTTATGTTTTTGATTTTACAGATTTTAATACTGTTAGAGATGGAGCTAGAGGACCTTTGTTTGATATAGCTAAAAAAATAAAAGAATCAAGAGGTAATGAAGATTTATTTGTTTTAACCGCTAGAAATCCTTTAGCGGCTGATGCTATATATGAATTTTTAAAATCAGAAGGCTTAGAATTTAAACCAGAAAACATAATAGGATTAGGAAACTCAACAGGAGAAGCTAAAGCGCAATGGTTGGTTGACAAGGGATCTGAAGGTTATAATGATTTTTATTTTGCTGATGATGCTATACAAAATGTAGAGGCAGTTAAGTCTGCAATGGAAGTATTAGATGTTAAGTCTAGAGTTCAGCAAGCTAAAATAAAATTCAGTAGTGAAGTTAGTGATGTTATGAATGACATAATAGCTGAAGCTACAGGTGTAGAATCTTACAAAGAATTTTCTTCCATGAGAGCTAAAGCAAAAGGAAGAACTAAAAACTCATGGTCTTTAATACCTCCCTCTGCTCAGGATTTTGGAGGTTTACTTTACAAGATGCTAGCTAAAGGTGAAAAGGGAGATTCTCAATGGTCATGGATGCAAGATAATTTAATAAAACCTTTTGGTAGAGCAATGAATGATCTTTCAATAGCACAAAACCAATTAATGAGTGATTTTAGAGCATTAAAGTCTAGTTTAAAAGGTGTACCTACTAATTTAAAAAAGAAAGCTTTTGGTGGTTTTACATTTGAAGAAGTAACTAGAGTAGCTGCTTGGGACAGGCAAGGTTTGAAAGTAGACGGATTGTCAGAAAGAGATTTAAAACAAATAAAAGAATTTGTAGATGGAAACCCTGAACTTAACTTGTTTGTTGATCAACTAATAGAATTAGGTAAAGGAGATGGCTACCACTACCCAGGTGCTGATTGGTTGTCCGGGACTATAACTACTGATTTTATTAGTGGATTAAGAAAAGATACTAGACCTAGACTACTTAAGCAATGGAATGAAAATATTGATTTAGCTTTTGATGAAAAAACATTAAACAAATTAGAAGCTGCTTACGGTTCTAAGTATAGAGAAGCTGTTGAAGATTCTATACGTAGAATGAAAACTGGTCAAAATAGAAAAGCAGGAACTAGCAGGTTAGAAGCTAGATTTCAAGACTATATAAACAACTCTATTGGTGCAGTGATGTTCTTAAACGCTAGATCTGCTGTTTTACAGACTATATCTGCAGCTAACTTTGTTAATTGGACTGACAATAACCCTTTAAGAGCTGGTGCAGCTTTTGCTAATCAAAAACAATATTGGACTGATTTCATGAGATTAATGAATTCAGATTTTCTAGTAGACAGACGTAATGGATTAAAAATAAACGTTAGTGAGTCTGAAATAGCAGAAGCAGCTAAAACTACAGGTAATAGTGCTAAAGGTGTTATAAGTTATTTATTAAGCAGAGGTTTTGTTTTAACTCAATTCGCAGATAGCTTTGCTATAGCTACAGGTGGATCAACTTATTTTAGAAATAGAACTAAAACATACATGAAACAAGGTATGAGTCAAGCCGATGCTGAGGCTAAAGCGTTTTTAGATTTTAGAGAAAAAGCAGAAGATTCTCAGCAGTCTGCTAGAGCTGATAAAATATCACAACAACAAGCTAGTACATTAGGTAGGTTTATATTGGCTTTTGCTAATACACCATCACAGTATGCTAGAATAATGGACAAAGCAGGTAGAGATTTAGTTGCTGGTAGAGGAGATCCAAAATCAAATATAAGCAAAATAATGTATTATGGATTTGTTCAAAACTTAATGTTTACAGCTCTGCAGGGAGCTATGTTTGCTTCTGGTTTTGGTGATGATGAAGACGAAGTTTCTTTTGAATACTTTAAGGATCAAGGCATGAGTGATAAAGAAGCTGAAAAAGCCATGGAATATTACAATAGCAAAGATAGTAAAAAAGATATGGAAACAGCAAATAGTATGTTAGATAATATACTAAGAGGTGTAGGAGTTCAAGGTGTTATATTAGCTACAGCAAAAAATGTATTATTAGATTTATATAGAAGATCTGAAAAAGAAGGTCAATATCCTGGTCCTGAATATGGGGATAATGCTTGGAAGTTACTTGAGGTTAGTCCACCTATGTCTATTAAGGTTAAGAAGTATAAAGGCGGATTAAGAGATTATGAGATGAATTCTTGGAGACCTGAATCTGGAGAGCCATTTAATATAAATAACCCTTCATATAGATCAGCAGCTAAAGTTATATCTGCCGTAACTAATGTGCCTGTAGATAGAGCTTTCCAAAAAATGGAAAATGTTCAAGGAGCTTTAGATGAAACTAATGAGAACTGGCAGAGAGTGGCCATGCTTTTAGGTTGGCCTAAATGGCAGTTAGAAAATCAACTTCAAAGAGCAGAAAGATTTAAGCAAGAAAAAGAAGGTAGAAAAGATTATAGAGAACAAACTAAACTAAAAAACACAAGACAGTATAAGCCTAAAAAATTATTAACTACTGATAGTTATAAAGCTCAGCAATTAAAAAAACAAAGTGATGAATTATTTAAATTAAATAAATCAGTTCAAGTGGATAGCTTAAGAAGTTTAGGTTTAACTACAGATGCTATCAAAAGACTTAAATACGAAAAAGACAGAGTAAACAAAATTATAGAACTAAATAATAAGTTATGAGTTATAAAATGAAAATAGAAAGATCTCCTTTAATGAAAAAAGGACCTTGTTGGAAAGGCTATGAAATGGTAGGCATGAAAAAGAAAGGTAAAAGAACCGTACCTAACTGTGTTCCTAAAAATAAATAATTATGGCTCTAAAATGCACAGGTAGAAAAGGATCTCCTTTAAACAGCAATGAACCAAGAAAAACTACTAAAGGTAAGGGGCGTAATTTTAGAACTACTGAGGAAGGTGCTGGAATGACTAAAAAAGGAGTTTCTGAATACAAAAAAAAGAATCCAGGAAGTAAATTAAAAACAGCTGTGACAGGCGATGTAAAACCTGGTAGTAAAGCTGCTGGTCGTAGAAAATCTTTTTGTGCTAGATCAAAAGGTTGGACTGGCGAAAGAGGTAAAGCTGCTAGAGCAAGATGGAAATGTTAAAAAAATAATTATGGAAAACAATAAACCCCCCAGAAAAAGTCTTAAAAGAAGACGTAAAGCTATAAGAGCATTTAAAAAAGGTTATAAAGATCTTGGTAAAGTAAAATCAGGTGAATATGATAGAGAAAAAAGAGAGTTCTTTTTTAATGGTAAAGATGTATCATTAATGCCAACCAATGATGCTGATGTGCCAATAACAAAAGGTATTAAAAAAAGAAATCAAGGTCAAAACTTTAGATAGATGGATGACAACAGAAAAGAAGTTAGAAGAGAAAATAAACAAGTTAGAAGTCTTAAAAGATTAAGAACTTTAAAATCTAAAGGCAAAACAGGAACTAATAGATATAAAAAACTTCGTGAAAAAGTTTATAACCCTTTTCCTGATAAGTCTCCTTTGAAAAAAAATGGAGATCCTTTGCCTGGCAAGTATGGAATCACTAAGCAATCTTTTAACGCTTTCAATAAAAGATCTGACGCAGCAATAAAGAAAAGAGATATAAAAAATGAACAAATACAAAACGCTAAAATGGGTGGGCAGTTTAATGATGCTATTGAAATGACTGGACATCCAGGAGAATACTTAATGGGTGGTGGAGCTATTGGTGGTTTTAAAACAACAAAAACAGTAATAGGAAGAGCAATGCAAGCCGGGCAAAGGTATGCAGTTAAATCTGCCAAAAAATCTTTTAAGCCAAGTTCTATAGGGTCAAATAGTTTGTAAGGAACAATAAAAATAATGGGCACCATACCCAAAGTTCCTGTAACCAAAAAAGGGGAGGTCATTACGACTTCCCCTTTTTATATTTAACACCATGGGCAAAATCCGCCCGTACAATTTTCACACATAACTTTTTATTTATTTATTATTTATTTAGGTTTTTTATGTCCATAACCTTTTTTCTTTAGCTCTAAGTGTTTTTTCATTGTTTTAGCCATTATAGAGCTTTTGCCTTTATGCATCATATGAGGTTTAAATTTATCTGCCATTTTATTTGTTTTTATTTTATTTCACAATTATCACCTGCACAAGCTAATTCTCCTGCAAGATCTGTTTCGTCTTCTGTTTCTACAATTTTACTAAGGTCAATATCCTTAAGATGAGTCATAGCCATATCATAGTTAACTTTACTTATATCCTCAAACGGTGCTTGAGTATACGTACCACCATCATAAGGCAATACTGATAAGCCATTATAGTGATCTCTATTTTCCCACATCCATCTTCCTGCTTGATCCCACTCTTCTTGCTTTAAACTAACAGTAGCTGAAACGTTATGAGTGTTAGATCCTTTTCTATGGCCAGGAACAATCCACTCTTGAGCTACTTTCTTTATTCTTTCAAACAAATCAAAAGGTGATTCATCTCTCATTATAGAACCTTTAG